GCGGCGGAATGGGCAATCGTGAATGTGCCCGTCGCCGGTGCAAAGTTGCAGGCACATCTCCATGCCGGGGTAGCCCTTTTTCATCCACGAAATCATCTCGTGGGCGTAACGACACGTGGCGGGCTGTTGCTCGGTGGCAGGTCGGACGGGCTGCCAGTTGTACCAGAGACGACGGTTGAAGCACTCGAAGCGATTCAAGCTTGCCCAAAAGTTCTTCTGACTTGCGGTGAACAAGCAGCGCCAGTCTTGGTATGACAGCTTTTGCGCCACATCGATCATGGCGTGGGTCTTGCCGACGCCGGCGGGGATGCGTAGGATTAGAAGGCCCGACGGGGAGCGCAAATAGTCGTACACCTCGCGCTGAATCAAGTCCCGGATCTCGTCCTGTCCCATGACCGGCCCGCCGGGCGTGATCTGCTCGATGACGCGCTGGCCTTCCGGCGGCGCGCCGCGATACAATGAATAATTCAGCCGGTCGTCGGGTGGCGCGTCAAAGACCGGACGGTCTGACCACCTCGCGCGGTCGGCCTCGCGCTTGCGTTGCAGGTCGCGCAGGTAGTCCGTTACTACTGTGGGTTTGTTTGGCGGCGGTGATGGTGGGGGCACTCTGTGTCTCCTGCCAAGATTATCAATTCGTCAACGAAGCGCTGTTGTCTGTCTATGATTGTCCCCCATTCCTCTCTTAGATCATCAACTGTCGCCGGTTGCACTACGCGATCCGGCACAACACCCAAGTCAACCAACTCGGCGACGTTCTGGCGAACAGCGTTCTTTACAAATACCACCTTGAGCACCGGCGGCGCGTCGCTTGAGTGATACACGGCGACGACGACGCCGCAGTGTCCGGCAATGCGTAAGACGTCGCCTGGGTTAACGTTTTCCATTATACACCTCACTGGCGATGCGCTTGGCCTCGTCGGTGCTATTACACCGAATGCCACACTGATCAAGACAAGCCAGCAGTTCCCAATGAGCACCGCCAGCCACGCCGTAAGCATCTTCACGACTCAAAACATACTCATACATTGCGATGATTTCAGCGCGTTGGTCGGGTGTAAGCGTTGATGACTTCACTTGCTTTCTCCTTGGCTTCTCGATAATTGCGCACATCATATCCCGCGTCGCGCACGGCCTTGATTAGTGCATTGTGCCATGCGCCGGGGCTGTTGCGCGGAAGCGTTGCGGCTTGCTCGTAGCAGGTTAGGATGTTGTCGAGTTGACGGTGGATTAGGTTAGACATTATAATCTACCATCCTGCCAACGGCCGCCCCTGCGAATGCAGCAATATTTTGGAATATCAGCTATTGAGGCGTATCTAAAATTTGCTTTTGCTCCATCCCATTTATTTGGCCTTAGCTTCCAGTTTATTTGACCCTTTTGCGTCGCCAAGACAACGCGCGCCCAATCCAATAAAATCCAACTAACAAATCTCTTACCCGTCTGGGGATAATCATAGCCCACAAAGTAAAGCTGGCACTTGATATTAAACCAATCGCCATGCTCGCCCGTTGTTTGGTTCTGCATATACTCAACAGTAACAGTGTTAAATGGCGTAAACAAGAACTTCTCTTGCATTGTGAGTATGTTACCTTGCTCAGTTCTTAAAACCGTGTCTATCCCAAGCGAGTGGTCGTACCCGGCGTAAAATTCATCACCCGCGCAATCGAGTAGCGCATCACCGTCTTTAAGAGAGCATCCCATATCATTAAAGATTTCCCTGTATAATTTATTAGCAACGGGCCACAGTCTTTGCGCATCCCTAAATCTTTGCGCGCCGCGACCACTGACACCGTCGGTGATGTTCACCCTTGTTATCCCTGCCATTCAGATATTCTCCTTATCTTTAACTTGCGCTCTATCACAGAGCAGTAATCGTCATCTTGTTCAATCAGTACGCATCTTCGCGCGCCAAGATTGTTACAAGCCGTGCCGGTCGTGCCGCTTCCGGCGAACATGTCTATAACTATATCGCCTGGGCTGCTTCCGATTTTAACAAATAGCTCGATTAGTTCAATCGGCTTTTGGTGCGGGTGATCCTTGCCGTCTTTAAAGTTACTCTGTGGCGCTGCGTGATTCTGGACGGCAAATCGTTTATCACTCCATTCCGGCGACCAGTTCAGCGCATGGGTACCGATGTGGAAGCACGGCTGATAGTTGACGATGAATTTGTCTTTTACGTCACGACCTTGCACGAGATTGCGATACTCCCAAATCACCTTTGACTTAATGGGCCATCCAGCGTTACGCAATGCAATCTCTATCACTGCTTCGTGCTGTGGCGCGCAGAACATAAACAAGTGATAGTCCTGCTTTAGCTTGGGCTTGAGTAATTCCAGTATACCAATCAGCCATTGCACGTACTCATCCGGCGTGCCCTTGTCGTCCCAATCATAATCTGTGACGTTGTAGGGGGGATCTGTCACAACCAGGGCGATAGAATTATCATCAAGTTGCGGTATCCGCTTTGCAGCGTCATCGCAGTATAGTTTTACGCCCGTCGCACGCTCATTTAGCGCCGCAATGGCTTGCTTGATCTTGCTCAAGTCCTCATCATCTTGCTTGTCACCAAATACACCATGCCTAACGCTATGCCACAGCCTTATCCAGTCGCGCAATGGAACATCCTGAAGCAATTCGTCACGTATCACACGCCCTAGTTGCGCGTGCCATGATTCGCGCTTGGCGATCTTGGCGATCTTGGCAGCGGTGATCTTCTTATCATTGTCCGCAAGCTCAAGTATCTGAGAGATAACGCGCCATTGCGCCCGGTAACTCGCCCGGTCGGTGTAGGGGATTTCGGAGACGATTTCCATAAGATGCGTTACTCGCCAATTAAATTTATTTAATTGTGGATTAAATGAATCGTCGTCGATGCTATTAAACAAATTATCGTTTTTATTTAATTCCCCGGTAGCTAAATCAAAGCACCTCGGATGCAGGCGTTCCTTGATTTGCTTATGATAGGTAACCATTGGAGCGGTGCTCCATCCCAATCTTTGCGCGATCTCGGCGCCGGTCATTCCATCGTTGGACATATTCGAGCAAAGAACGGCCAAGTCGAACACGTCATGCGATTCGGTGTCCTCGCCGTCCGAGTTGCAGCGGATTGAATGGGCTATGGGGTCCTCGTCCGTAACGATAAAAGGCACAGATTCAATGCCAGCCTCTTTTGCCGCTGCCAACCTGTGCCCACCGTCAATCAATGATTGTCCATCCATCTCCAATGTAATTGGGTACGAGACGTTAAAGCCTTTCTCTTGCATTTTGCTCGCAATGCGTTCGACCTGCCATCGTCTCAAGCGACGTTGTCTGCTCTCGACAATTACAACGTCTTCTATTTTGATTCTATCCATTATTTCTCCTTGCGTGTGGGGGAATAAAAAAACCGCGTCACTACTCAGAGCCGGTGCCGGTGGCAATTACCCAGACAAAGGTAGCGGCTACCGGCGCTGAATAGTAGCGCGGTTTACTGTCTGATTGGGCTTGCCACGGCCACTTGGTTATTTGATTGTAAAACTATTCTACCACAAACCTGGCCCGGCTGTCAACTCAATCCTCGTACCACCCGATCTAAAACTGATAGCCCGCCCGGTCCAGTCGTTCGATGTGTCGGGCCGCCGCACTCCGGGCAGATGTGAGTTGGTCTAAATCCAGGTTGATCTTGCTTGCTCTTTCGGCGATCTCTTCGATCTGACTTTTTGCCCACGCTTGAATGTCTCCTTGTCCGTAGACGCTGCCCCAAAACTTGAGCAGCTTGGCGTCTTCTTCTTCGATGTACTTTACATAGCCGGCTGCGGTGCTGACCAGCACGCGATAAACCAACTCTCCTGTCGTCGCCATAACTCCTCCTTTGTCAAAGGCGCCGGACGTACACCGGCGCCTCTCCATTATAGCCCAAGATTGGTTAGCTTGTCCAGTCGCGGGTCATCGCTGTTATTGCTGTCAGCCATCTCGACCGGCTGGCGAGCGACGTGCCCGGCGGTCAGTTTGCGCTCGATCCGGTCAAGTCGCTCGACGATCTCTTGCAACAGTTCGCCAGGTCGCTCTTCACCGCCCTGCGCTGCGGCGTCGCACGCTGAGCGGACCCAGCTTGACCGCTCACCGGCAGGCAAGGCTTGCAAATATTGATAGCCCGGCCCATCGGTGAAAAAGCTGATGGTCTGCGTAACGGCGCTCATTGCCGACTCTGTAAGAAGCGCAGGAAGCGTATGTAGCCGGTTGAGTTGGCCCAGAAGGCGTCTGGCACCACGGTCATGTCGCCGTGGTCGATCAGGCGTTGAAGGCGCCCGTTGAGCATCGCGCCACCGCCACCGGAGACCAAGATTTTATCAATCTGGCCAAGTCCGCTGCCGGAGCGGGCACTGATTGCGGATTGCACCCGATAGGCAAAGTCGTTGAGAATCTTGTCGGCGGTATCACGGCACGAGTACTCGCGCCCGCGCCAGCGGTACTTTCCGCTCTTGAGCGAATCCAGTGCCTGGGCGGACGTAATGGGTTGCCCCTCGTCCTCGGCCCACGCCTTGAGCCGGGCGGCGCAATCCCACAGCCCTTCCAGCACGGTGGTGCTTTCCTCGTCCACCGTATCCAGGTCGATGGTGACCAGCAGGTTAGTCGTGCGGCTGCCGATGTCCACGACCAGCACGCGGCGGTCAAGTAACGCGTCGTTGGTCAGCTCCCCCCGCGCGTCGAATGCCAGCGACAGGAACGTGCCCCACGGTTGCGGGACGACGCGCACCGTCGTAAAGTCCACGGCGATGGGGTCCCCCTCCAGGGGCGTGATGGACGTCACGGCTTGGATGCGCTCTTGCAGGAACGCTTTGTTCTCTTCAGTGTAGTGCCCCAAGGGTAGCCCGGTACACACGGCAATCTGCCCGCCGCCGGGGAACAAGACACTCGCGGTCGTGATAAATAGCGCCAGCCATTCGTCGGTTTTGGTCCAGTCCGACGTCAACTGGTGGTCCCGGTCAGTGGGGACCAGCTTGCGCACTTGGCTGCCGACCAGGTACTGTACACCGTCGATCTCGACGCCGATGTGCTTTTGCCCGATTGAGAATCCGACGGGCGGGCGCACAATGACGGCAGAAGGGGAGAAGGTGCTGCGTGTCTCCCCATTGATGACGGCCTGGCCTTTGGTGAATCCGTAGCCAAGGTCTGCGGCTAAAAGTTTGTTGGTCATATCTCTCGTCTCCCTCCTTTGGCGGGGCGTCGTGAGGCGCCCCGCCAGATTGATAATCTAGAACGGAATCGGGTCGCCCATCTCTTCTTCGGGCGGGGCGGGCGTCTCGTTGACAACCTCGCCGTCGATGACGTCACCCTCGTCACGCACGTCAGCAGCGGCAATCAGCTCGCCGCGCTCAATGCGTCCCTCGTTGTCGGCCTTGAGGCCTGCGATCAACTTGACCATCGGGTTGGTCCCTTCTCCGCGCTGGTTCTTGATGGGGACCACTTTCAAGCGAGCCACGACCGGTTCGTACCAACTGCCCTTGTCCCCTTCTTTAAAGCGGGACGAAAAGCCGATGACCTGGCGCACGCCATAGCGGCTCGTGATCAACTCAACCAAGCGACGCCCGGCGTTCATGCCGGTGCGCTGAAAGCTGGTCAAGCAAACGGTCGGATCCTCCGCCTCGTCGGTGGTGAACTGGACAGCCACGAGGAACTTGAGCAAGCTGGCGCATCGCGGGGGCTCGTTGTTCGGCCCCCAGCTATTTGGTCCGTCGGGGCACGTCGCGCACGGCCCAGGTTGCGGGTTGGACAGCGGGCGTTGCTGAGTGGACGGACGGGGATTGATCCCGTCGTCACTGGCGCACATTGGCATGTTCTCGGTGCTAAACGTCTCGGGCCACTTGACCTGCCCGTCACCAAGGAACGCCAGCGGGATGACGTGGGCGACTTCGTGGCTACCCAACTCATCCTCGCGCCCAGAGATATACCACTCGCCGGGGTTGACGTTTTCGCCCACTTTCTTCTGCGCCAGAACCAGACGTGGCAATGTCGGCATGTGCCTACCGGGGTCGATCTTCTCCAGCCCGCCGACTTGCAGGGCGGCGCGCAACTCGCGGTCGTCCATCTCGGCTAAATCTTTTTCAAACACGGTCAACTCGTTACTCATTAGTCCTCTCCTTCAATGTAGAGGTGCGCCGCTTTGAGCACACCTTCATAGATGCGCAAAATCGCGCGGTTGTTGCTCAGCTCGCGTTCGAGCTGGTCTAGCTGATCCTCAAGCGCCACCAGGTCCATCTCGGCCTTGGTGAGCTTTTGCGAATACTCACGAAAGCCTTCGTGAGCAGTTGTGCGCGCGTACTGTTCGGCCTTACGCGATTCCTTGTTGGGGAATGCGCGATCACCGTCCTCGGTTAGCTCGCTACTCACCGCCGCTTGGATTTCAAGCTCAATGCCCTTGATAACGCCTTCGATGCCCTTCTTGGCGTCCTCGGCCTCACGTACTTGCGCCACAAGCGCCGGGAACGACGCAACGAGGCGGCGATTCTCTGCCACCAGATCCATCACCTCGGACAGCGTCGGTAAGCGATTGCCCACCGCTGCCTCGACCTCGGCCTTGGTCACCTCTGGCACCTCCGGCTTTGCCTCCGGCGCTTCCACCTTCGCCTTGGTCTCCGGTTTGACCGTCGTCTCTTCAGGCGCCGGGGGCGGTTCGGGCGGTTGCTGGACCGACGCGCTCTCCAGTGCCGTCAAGTGGCTGCCCATCAGCTTGAGCACCTCGACGATGGCGAGGCGCACTTTGTGTACGCCGTCCCAGTCGGTCGCCTTGAGAGTGACGCCGTCCAGATTGTAGGGCTTGACGGTCACGTCCAGCTCGGAACTCAATGCACCCAGCCTGGCGACCATGTCCAGGAACATCGCCTTGATGCCTTTTTGCCACTCGGCGAACGAATCAAGGTCGGTCACGTTCGCCGCAATCGACTGGCGGTCAAAGTCGGTGTAGTCCATCCCGGCGCGGGTATACAGCGCCTTGATGCGCCGGGCGTATCCGGCGGGGACGTCGCCGCCCCCCTCTCTCATTCCCAGCATGGCGGCCAGGCCGCCTTGCAACGTGTCGCGGAACTCGGTCCACGACGTGAACTTTGAACGGGTCATAGGTTATTCTCCTTCCTCATTAAAAGATTCGAGCCACGCCACGACCTCGTAAAAGTCGTAGCAACGGCTCACGTAAAACGCGTACTTCCCCTCGAATATCTCGTACACGTTGCCCATCTCGCGCGCCTGGGCCACGATGCCCATATCGGATGTTGAGAACTTTAAGGAGTAATCGCAATCCTTGATGTCATACACGGCGATGCGGCGCTTGGGGGTGGGCACGGACTTGGCCTTGCGCGGCGCGCCTAAAAACCGGTTCAAGAACTCGTCCTTGGCGGCGACAAAATCCTCGTCGGTCACGCCGATACCAAGTTCCGCGCACTTGACGGCCCAAGCATCGACTAGCTTGTTAGCCAGTCGATCCCGATTCTCTTCGTACACCTCGATAGCAATTTCCGATCCTTTAATCCAATCCATCTTTAAGTCTCCTTCCTAACTAAAATCCAATCGACGCTCCCATTATAAGCCATTTGTTAAATCTTGTCAAGCATTTGCCATCATTTGCCATCAATTGCTTGACAGTATACCCGATTCCGTGTATACTTGAACTATGAAGACGGTAACAGATTTTAGGATAGTATCAAAAGAGGGATTGCGTGCTGCCGGACGCGATAGAGAGTTGATTGTGTCTGGTGGCTTGCCCATCGCCCGCTTTGTACCGCCAGAGGGCGAGTTTGCTGTGGAGTGGCAGTTGACAACCTTGCGCCGCGTCACGGTGGGGCAATTGCGCGATCTGGATGGGGCGGTATTGATATGCGTGCATCCCGGCGGGACGCCCGACGGGTTGCCGCTGGTGGCTATTGAGCCGATGAACGAGGGAGACGATGGACGTTCTGACGATCTTGGGGGCCGGGCTGGGACTGGGGGCGCTTAGCGTCCCCGTTGCATTCAAGCTATACGACGCCGCGTTCGAGCGCTACACGCGCCTACTTAACGTGCGGCAATCGTACCGCTGGCGCGAGCAAGAGATGCGCGCAGAGAGCTTGCGCGTCATCGGTGACCGCTACGCCTACGACCCCGGCACCAAGGCTATCCTCGACCTCGAAACCGGCAACAGCTACCGCGACCTGGAGCAGCGCTTTTTCAATCCGATGCTGCAAATGATGGCGATGATTCAAGAGCAGATCGGTGGGCGTGCGCTACCCGCCAACGTCCAGCAAGCGGTTGACGAGGCGATGGCGCCGCGATGGCCGGAGCAAGTGGCGCTGTCCAAGCTCGTCTCTCGCCCGACGATTGACAATCTGGTCATCGGCGCTTACCCCACCGAGCGCGGCATGCAGTCGGTGAGCGCGCCGCTCCACGAGCTGATGCACGTGCTGGCGGTGGGGGCCTCCGGATGGGGAAAGAGCGTGTTCCTTCGGGCACTGCTTACCCAGCTTGCCCAGGCGCGTGAGACGGTCGAGGTGGCGCTGATTGATCCTTACGGCTCAGAGTTCAACGTGGCGCGTGAGTGGGATAAACTGTTGTGGCCCGTGGCGCGCGACGGGCGTTCGGCGGCGCAGGTGCTTGCCGCGTGCCGGGCCGAGGTTGGTCGGCGGCGCGACCAGTACGAAGCCAACGCGCCCAAGGCGACCAATCTCATCGAGTACAACGGCGCGACGGGACAAGATGTGCCCCCCTGGGTCGTGGTGGTGGACGAAGGGACTGCGGCGCTGAATGACGGCGCAATTGGGGAACCGCTGCGGGATCTCGTACAGACGGCGCGCCAATATGGCGTGTACGTCGTGCTCACCGGGCAAAGCGTGGGCTACCGCGTGATGCCGCCGCAGGTGCGCGATCAGTTCTCGACGCGCGCGGCGCTAAAGTTGCCAAAGTCGTCCAGCCACGTTGTCTTGGGTTCGGGCGACGCTGCCGAGATCAAGGCACCGGGCCGAATGTTCGTGCAGCTCGTCGGCCAGGAACAGCGCGAGCTACAGGCGCCGTGGGTCGGGCGGGACGAGTTTGAGCGCATCTTGCGCACCGGCGGGCCGATCAATGACGCCTTGCCAGGCGGCGACGAGCAAGACGAGGACGAAGAGGCGGCGATGATCCGGCGCCTTGACGAGATGGGCCTTAATCGCGGGCAGATTGAGTTGGCCGTGCGTGGCTACACCGGCGGGAAGGCCAACGAGCGCGTCCGGGAAGTGCTAGGGCCGGCGAGATAGACGATTCTACCTTCTACCCCGCGTTCTACCCGCCCCAAAAGGGGGGTATCGCCGGGTAGTAGAAAGAAAGGGCGAAATGGACGAAGAGCAACAAGGCAAGCGGCGACTCGTGCGCAAAATATACGAGTACTCAGACGGCTATAAGGAGGTCTTTGAGCTGCAAGGCCCGGAGACTACGCCGCTGATTGAACTGATCTGGCTCGTCGTGGGGATTGCGTCCGCCGCGCTCATCGCTCTTTTGTTCATCGCCACCATATTATAGGAGGAGACAGATGTTAGAGGTGCTAAAATCAGTTCGTGCGTTGATTATCATTCTCGCCGCCGTGATCACCGCCCATCGTGTCGTGGTAGACGGTCCGGCGCGTGGGGCGCGGGGTATTCTGCGTATCGCCGCGCTGGCGGTGCTGGCGTTTTTGGCGTGCCAGACGGTGACGTTGACGGTGGCGCAATATCGGCCCGGTAGGCTCTACTGGGCATTGGAGGTAAAGTGATGGATAGGCAAGTTGTGACGACAAAGACACTGTTCGACGCGCCGGTCGTGGTCGGTCAACCGGTGGCGACACGCGCGGAGCTGAGCGCGATGTGGTACGAGCAGCCCGACTATTACCCACTGGAGCGCGTCGAGGTGCCCGGCGACGTTGTGGCGGTGCTCGTGGCGCGCCAGATACGGGCGCCACTGAAGGAATGCGAGCCGGTCGAGCAGTGCGGGCGGTTCGTGCGTGTCCGCTACACGCCACGCGCCGCGCCGGATCCCGAGACAATTGTATTCATCGCTGGTCGGGCGGCCTGGTTCAATCGCGCCATGCGCGCCTTCCGCGCGTGGGCGGACGAGTACTATGTCGGGTGCGGGGGATGGTACGACAAAGCGGAGCGATGCGCGCGCGAGGTGCTGCCGGCGCTGATGGAGCTGGCGCCGACACGCGATGAGGCGGCATTCGTGTGCCGCTTCCTTGCGCTTAGTTGCGCCCACGCACGGTAAATCAAAAGGCCCGCGAGCTTGGGGAGTCGCGGGCCTTTCGTCTTCCACCATAGATGGAAGGAGACATCCCTATTCTACCCCCGTTCTACCCCGCCGTCAAGACCCTTGTGTTGTTAAGCCTTGTCAAGAATAGGTCGGGTTAACAAGAACTTGTTAAGAATCTTAACAAGAGTTAACAAGACGCGCATGCCAGCTTGCCCACTCGTTTAGTGCATTCAAGAGCAATCAATTTGACATAATTGATTCCTTTAAAATATATAATATATGTTTTAATGCGATCAATTAAGTCACATTGAATTCTACCAAACCTTAAAAACTCCGACCAATTACTTGACATGCTATACCGCTTGTGGTATAGTACATTTAGTTGATTGACCGTTCAGACGAAGGAGGAGGGATTCAAATGACAACGGCAGTTTTTACACGCGGCTCAGGCTGGGGCATATCGGCTTTGTACGACGACTGGGGCGACAACATTACCCCGGAGCAGGGGGAAGCGCTGGGCGACCTGGTCGCCGAGCGCTTTGAGGAATTGTGCGCTGAGGCAGGCGACTCGTCCATCTACTGGCAACCCAGCACCAGCGAGGTACTGGGTGAGGTGTATGGCGAAAACACCGATGAGCACGGGATGTGGGACCCCACCCACGACGTCGAGATCGACCTGGTGGCGCTACGTAATCAGGCTAACAACGAGGTGTGGGACGCATTGGTTTGCGAGGAAGAAGACCTACCGATGACCGACCGCGTTCGGGATATCCTTGACGATGAAAACTAATGACATAGTCAATCGGGCAATCGAAAACGCAATGAGTATGATGTTTCCACACGGCGCCGGTCATGCATCTGATCGTCGCGTGCGCCACGCTTTGGAACAAGTGGCACAACGGGCGTTCATCGCCGGGCGTCACGACGCCTTGATGGGACTGATGACAGTTCAGGATGTTGCGGACCATTTCGGCATTTCGCCCAGGCGCGCACGGGCACTTATCAAGAATCGCCACGAGCGTTTCGGCGCCGGGATGAAGGTCGGGAACTCTTGGCTTGTTCATCGGGATAAGTTACCCGCTCTGGAGCCGGATGAAAAGTACAGATAATCCCGCACCCTCGCCAGCCCCGCCATCCCCGGCGGGGCTTTTTTATTCTACCTAACCTTAAAAACTCCGAGCAATTCCTTGACATATACCACGCTGTGTGGTACGATATAACCAGTTGAGACAAATACCACCAAATAGGAGATAAACAAATGGCACACAAAATCAAGATCGAGATTCGCAAGCGGGAGTTCGGACGGGGAATGGCCGTTCGCAAGGCGTTGGTAACCGAGCGCGATGAAGAAACTGTCAGCGTCCTCATCGCTGGCGAGGACGCCCCGGCGTGGGCATTCAGCTACGCCAAGGCGGCCGCTGAAGCCGGCGAGCCTGGCGCGCACATCGCAGACACTATTATGGTAGTCTACGACCTGGCGACCAACGGCAGGCAAATGGAGTCGCGCTATGACGGGCGCTGCGTGATCACGGGAGAGCGCTTCGATGCCGGGGCCGAGATTTTTTATAGTTTCGACTCCAAATCTGCGCTGGTGTCTGCGGTCGTGTCGGTATTGAATGGCAAGGTGCCCAGTGAGTAAATCGGTTAGGGTGCCCGATAAAACCCACGCCCAAGCCGTAGAGCTTGTGGCGATGGGGTATGATTCGATCTCCACGGTCATCGCGGTGGCCGTGGATAGATTGTATAGAGAGGAGGTGAGAGCTGTGGATCGCCCAGGCCAATGGGACACAGTGCGTGTGGACGGCAAGTGGACTGCCACCGTCGTACAGGACGGATGGCCCAAGTCGCTTGTGGAGACGTCGGCGCCGCCAGAGTCCGGCGCATCGGTCGAACGGCTGTGGATCGATAACGACCGAATGGAGGTTGTCGAGTCCCGCAATTAGCCCGCCAATCGCCCCCCCCAGCCCCGCCCACCCCGGCGGGGCTTTTTTATTCCACGCTAGAATTCAATTTGACATAATTGATTCCCTTAAAATATATATATAATGTTTTAGGAGCTAAAACTAAGTCGGCTAACTAACACGGAACCGTGTATAACTGACATAAAAAAGGCCCCACCTCGGCGGGTGGGGCCTCCTTGCTAGCTCGCCAGTATCGCTACGGCGTTGCGGGTCAGCACGTAAAGCAACCCCGCGCCACCGAGCACAAGGCTAAGCGCCGTCCACACCTTTGCTTTCATCCGATCCTCCCGATTGTGGCACCCACGATGGTCGATCCTTGCTCGACCACATCAGCGCGCTGATTGACGCTCACGCCACGCGGCGCGTTGACCAGGTCGGCAAACGCCTCGGCCTCTTCGGCGCTGTCGAATGGGACATCGACGCTTTTACCACCATTGACGTAAATCCTTACGATTACGTCAATGTTCGGCAACACCCTTGCCGTAAACTTGAACTTGTTCTCGCTCACTATTCCTCCTCCTTCCACACCAGTACGTCGCTCACGTCGGCGTCCAACGCCTCGCAAGCGGCGGCCAGTGTGACCAAGTCGATCCGCGTTCGCCCAGGTTGGAACAGGCGGTAAGCGGTGTCATAGACCATGCCTGACGCGCGCGCCAAATCGGCGACGCTCAGGCCTCTCTCTTCTGCTAACTGCTTCACGTTCAATTTTAGCTTTTTCACTATATCACCTCCTAAATCCTATACTATCACGAATGTATGGAAGCGTCAAGCAATTACTTGACACATTCTAGGATATATGGTATAGTATAGCTAGTTCGGAGAGAGATTAGATCGAGAAGGAGACAGTAATGAACATCGTCACCATCCCCACCCGCCAGCTACCCCCCACCGTCGCCGCGCGTGTGGCGCGCCACGCCGAATACGACGCCGAGGTCGCGCGCGCCATTGCCGAGCGTGAGGCCGGCGAGGCAGCGCAGCGGGTGCGCGAGCTGATCGCAAGCGTCTACCCCGACCGGGCCGACGACGTCAAGGCATTCGTCAACGCCCAGCTTGACGCGAGCGAGATCCCCGACGACGAGGCGCTCAGCACATTGCGTGCCATCGCCAGCTTTTACGCGGGCGTGGCCGAGCGGATCGAAGCGGGCGAGCTGTACACACCGCGCGACAAATTCACATCGTCGCAGCGGATGGACCAAGCGACGTTCACCGCGCGCCTGTCCAGCTCCGACCGCCCCGTCATCGCACAACGCGGGCGCGGATACACCGACGTATTCGACGCCCGGACGGGTGAGCACATCGCCCGCTGGACATTGGGCATGCTGTACTTCGACCCGCCCAAGCCAACGGCGCCGACGTGCCAGCGGTGCGGGCGAACGATGGAGCTTTACGAGTCGGAGGGGCATCTGTTGTTCTGGGGCTGCCCCAATTACTGGGTCAACGGCTGCAAGCAGACCGTGGACCCCGCCCCCAAGTCAGACGCGGAGCGCGACGCCTTGCGCGCGCTTTTAATCGAGCAGCAGCAGACCCGCAAGCCAGCGCGCCGCCGTCGGGCACGCGCACGGGCCGAGCGGGTGAGAGTGAAGTCAATTTAGCAGGCGCCGGGTTTCCGGCCCTGCTGCCCGCCCACCCGATGGCGACAGCTTCACAGCACGGGCGAGACGGTGGAAGCGCCAGACCACCGGGGCGGGCAGGAGTGCCGGAATGGCTGGCACATAGTGATAAGGAGAGATCAATGAAAAAACAACTATCCCCCGACGTAACCGTCAGGCGCTGGCCCGGCGGCGCGATCGTCTACGGATTCGACGCAATCCAAGCCCTAACGTGGTCCGAGTTGCTCAATCTCATCTCTTGGACCATCGAGCAGTCAGATAGCCCCGACGCTCAGGGCGACTTTGCCGAGTGGGTGGTGTCTGGGCTCGTTAACGGCGAGATCGACGTCAAGACTGCCGAACGTGCCATTCGCGCTCACGACGCTTGCAGCGCCGACGAGGCCATTGGCGAGTGGGTGAAGGCTGGATCCAAGCATCTGAGCTATGACGAGTGCGCAGAGCGCGCGCCGTCAGAGGATGCCGAGCGGCTGGGATTTGAGGAGTGGCGAAAGATTTATGGAGGGTTGAAATGAGCAAGAAGGGCTTGCGATTAGCCAAGAGTTTTATCAAGGCGCAGGGAGGAATTGTAAACAGCGAGCCGGGGCCGTATCATAAGGAGGTTCTGCGGCGGACAACGCTTGAATGGCACGCAAATACTGATCAGCCCAAGCCGTATGCGCGCTGCTTGATTATGATGGACGGCGCGTTGCAAATCGCGTCATACGACGCGACGCGCCCCAGCCGCTTTATCGACGACGACGGATGGGAGATTGATCCGTCCAATGTTGACGCCTGGGCCTATGCGCCCAAGGCGGATGAGGTGCTGGAATGAACGCCACGCAACACAGTCTATTCAACGCTAGCCAGCATGCCGCCGACGACATCGTCTTCATCGCCGTGACGAGCGGTCAACAAGCTATCAAGAACGACGATGGCACAATCAAGCTGTTCCCGTCGCGCGACGACGCCGAAGCGGCTAAAGGCTCGCTCGGCACCAGCGCGGCGGTGGCGTGGAAGAATTTGCATCTGTCGCTATATGGCGCCAAGATGCCGAAAGGGGAGGACGATGAATAACGACGCCCGCTGGACCGTCCTTCGGCGCATCGCCGAGCAGACACTCGCCTATTGCCCGTTGACGCTTACCGAGTTTGGACGCTCGCGTGATGAGTACATCGACGGGCTGATCAAAGATTGGCGCTATGCGTGCCGCGAGGCCGGCATTGACGTCACCGCCCACGAGACACGCATCATCCGCGCCCAGGAGTTCGACGAACGAGTGTAGAGCAACCCGCCCCGCAAGGCCCCGCCCCCCCGGCGGGGCTTTTTTTATACCAATCGGTAGAATTCAATTTGACTTAATTGATTCCTTTAAAATATATATTATATGTTTTAAGCCAATCAATTAAGTCAAATTGATTTTAGGCGTATCCAGTTGACAAGCGTACACGGGATAGTGTATACTTGAGGTATGAGTGATAAACTGACCATCGAATACGTGCCATTGAACCTCGCGCTGCTTTGGGACGATAACAAGAAGCGCCATGACATTGAGGCGCTGATTAAGTCCTTCAAACGCCACGGATTCAAGGACTCGCCTAAATTCGAGCCGCAGCTGAACAAGGGCGACGGCGGGATTGTTGAAGGCAACGGGCGCTTTATCGCGTTGGACGCGATGCGCAATGCTGGCGACGACCCGCCGCGCGGGATTGCTGTTGACGACAACGGCGGCTGGCTTGTGCCCGTCACGTTCGGCGTTGACGCTGCCAGCGAGGCGGCTGCCAAGTCGTACGGAGTGGACCACAACGCATTGACGCTATCCGGCGGCGACTTTGATCTCACTGACCATATGCGAATGTGGGAAGCCGACTTTGAGCAGCAGCTTGCCGAGCTTGCGCAGATGGACGAGGCGCCGGTGGCGTTTGACGTGGGCGATATCGAGGCGTTGTTGGCGCTATCGCAAGAGCCGCCCGAGGACCCCGGCGCGCAGATCGACAAGGCGGAAGAGCTGCGCAAAAAGTGGGGGGTTGAATCTGGGCAGTTGTGGGGGATTGGGCGTTATACAATTTGCCCCAAGTGCGGCAGATTGCACAAGCTGGATTAGCTATGAAATGCCAATGCGGTCACGAATTTGAGCCAGAGATCAAGTACCGCCATAGACTTGTCTGTGGTGATTGTACCGATCCCGACGTTGTTGATTTAGTGATGGACGGGGAGAAGGCGGATTGCGTGGTGACTGACCCGCCGTATGGAGTGGATTACGTCGGCAAGACCGATGACGCGCTTACCATCCAGAACGACGGCGCGGACGATCTTCTGGGGCTGCTGTCCGAGTCGCTATGCATGGCCTTCGATGTGAGCCGCGATGGGGCGTGCTGGTACATTGCGGCCCCGGCGGGGCCGCAATTCTACGATTTCGCAACAGTACTAAAGAGCATTGGGGTGTGGCGACAGACAATCGTATGGGTAAAAAACACGATGGTGCTTGGGCATTCGGATTACCATTACAGGCACGAGGTACTGTTTTATGGATGGAAGCCCGGCGCAGACCATCATGCGCCGCTCGACCGCAAGCAGACGACTGTGTGGGAGTACGACAAGCCTTCGGCGTCGCGGGAGCACCCAACCATGAAGCCGGTCGAATTGTGCGAGAATGCGCTTCGTCACGGCAGCGACTCCAGTGATGTGGTCTTCGACCCCTTCCTTGGCTCCGGCACAACCGCCGTGGCTTGCGAGCGACTAGGCCGGCAATGCAGAGGAATCGAGATAGAGCCGAAATATGTGGCGGTGGCGCTCCAACGCTTGGCCGATATGGGGCTTGAACCAGAGTTGTTGGAGTAATAGGGTACGCAAAGATGGGTACAAGCGATTTGTTAGACACGGCAGAACGACGTGAATACGTGCTAAAAATGCGCCGTGCCGGTGCCACATATCGCGACATCGCCGCCGCTGCGGTGCGAGAGTTTGGCATTGACAATCTACCCGGTGGGTGGGGTGAACGCTACGCGCACAAAGACGTCAAGCGCGAGCTTGAAAAGTTGCGTGACCAAATCGCAGACGATGCGGGCGCCGTTCGCACGCTAGAACTTGAGCGCATCGACCGGATGCTGCTTGGCATCTGGACGCGGGCGGCGCAAGGCGATTACAGCGCGATTGACCGGGTGCTCAAGTTGATGAAGCGCCGGGCTGACCTCATGGGACTGGACGCGCCGACGCGCACCGAGCTGACCGGCAAGGACGGCGGCCCCATTGAATCCGTCCACGCCGGCCTAACCGACACCGAGCGCGCGGAGAAGCTGGACGCGCTAATCGACGCGCTGGTCGAGCAGCGAATTGATGGCGAGGAATGACCGCTACCTTCTTCAGCGCGAGGCCGTCGCCGGGCTAAAACGCCTCTCCCCCAACGAATGGTCCGCCTGGGCCTTCGACCCTATCGGCTTCTCCCGGCGCGTACTGGGCCACCACGTCACCGACGGGCAAGCCGAGGTACTGCAGTCCGTCGTCGACCACCGCGTCACCGTCGTCAAGTCGGCTAATGCCGTCGGCAAGACGTTTATCGCCGCCGACGTGGGCGTGTGGTTCTTCCGCTGCCTCACCAACTCCAAGATCGTCAGCGCTGCTGCCCCGCCACTTGACAACCTCCAGCGCCTGCTGTGGGGCGAGGTGGACCAGCGCGTTATGGACCATCCGGAGCTGTTCAATGATTGCGACGTGCACACCATGCACATCGCTGCCGGGCCTAACTGGTGGTTTGACGGTGTGGCGATCCCGACGAGCGGATCCAGCGCAGAACGTGAAGCCAAGTTTGCCGGCAAGCACGCTCCCTTCCTTCTCTTTATCATTGACGAAGGGGATGCGGTGCCCGAAGAGGTGTATCGCGGCATTGAGTCGTGTATGAGCGGCGGGTTCGCCCGGCTGCTTGTGATGTTCAACCCGAGGTCCAAGAATTCACCGGCCTACAAGCTCATCACCCAAGGCGCCCACGTCGTCACCCTCGACGCCTTCTCCCATCCTAACGTCATCACCGGCGAGACAGTGATCCCCGGCGGGGCCGTGACGAGACGACGAACGATCCGGCGCATAGAAAAGTGGTCGCGCCCGGTTGTTGACGGAGAAAAGTTCGACGAGGCCGAGCTTGAATATTTTAAGGTGCCCGACTTTTTAGCAGACCAGGTCGGCGCCGGGTGGCGCAAAGTCGAAGACCCGCAACTCTCCTACATCGTTCTGGCCCGCTTCCCCGGCCAGTCGCTCAATCAGCTCATCCCCGAAAGCGACGTAACGCGCGCGATGGGGCGATGGAAGCTGAGGCAAGAGCTGGTGGGCGACCAACCGCCTGGCATCGCGCCGCTGGTCGGGCTGGACATCGCCGAGTTTGGCGCCGACTTTAACTGTCTGTGCAAGCGCTACGGTGGGTGGGTGGCGCCGCTTGAGCTGTGGAACGGCATCGACCCCAACGAGACGGCGAAAGAGGCGACGATGCGCCTGGCCAACGTGCACCCCGCCGCCGTGGCCGTGGACGCCGTGGGAGTTGGTGCCGGTGTGGCGCCAAGGATGCGCGAAGAGATTGAGAGGATACAAGAGATTGCCGGCCTCGCCCGCTCCGAGCGCGTGCCGTTCGCCGAGACGCAGGTGCTGGGCGTCAAGGTAAGCTGGAAGTCACCACCCAACGAGGATGGCGTCACCGCCTACTATGACCTGCGCGCCTATCTATTCGACCAGGTGCGCCGCTGGCTTCACGACGACCCTACGGCGATGCTGCCGCCAGACGACCAACTGGCGCAAGAGCTGACGGCGATCCAGTACGAGAACAAAGGTGGCGTGCGACGCATCACGCCTAAAGACAAGATGCGCGATTCCCTCGGACGATCCCCAGATAAAGCCGACGCCCTGGCGCTATCCTTCGCCCTCGAAGGCGACAACGCCGTCCTTATGGGTTGGGTATAATTCCTATTGCATCGCAATCTAGTGCATTCACGCACAATCAATTTGACATAATTGATTCTTTTAAAATATATAATATATGTTTTAAGCCGATCAATTATGTCAAATTGAATTCTACCGAACCTTAAAAACTTAGACCAATTGCCACCACTTACTTGACATATTCTAGAATGTGTGGTATACTATAGCCAGGTTAGGAGATGGACCAACTAGGAGACGGCAAATGGCGACCAAGAAATTCTACCACATAACGACCGAAGAATCAGCCAAGAGCATCCGCGCCAATGGCTTCAGCGCAAGCCAAGCCGGAAGCAAGGGCGGCACCCAGATGGGGCAAGGCGTCTATCTGAGCCAGAACCCCGAATACTGGGAAGGCCAAATCTTCGGGCACTACGGGATTCAGCCCGTAGTGCAGGTCACGGTAGAAATGGACGACATCGCCGTCAATCCCACCGAGATCGCCGGCTTTGGCGAGTGGCTGGAAGCCAACGGCTGGGTAGCCGATGGGCAGCCCACCGCAAAGGCCGACGAATTCGTTAGCCAGTTCGCGCACGAGGACGACGCGATCTGGCAAATGACGACCAACTGGCTCAAGGACCTGGGCTACAAGGGGATGTGGCAGCAACAGAGCTACAACCTGGTGGTCTGGGACTTGAGCGCGATTAAGGAGATTGAGTAGATGATATACGAGCGCAAGTGCCGCAAGTGCGGCAAGCCGGTCACCCGCGAGCAAATCGAGACCGGGCAAGCTCAGCAGCACGGGTTGTCCAGCGCTTGGCGCCACGAGTGGTGCCGGCTGAGCGAGGAAGAGTTAGAGCGCGCGCGTGATATTCAGCGCCAAGCGCGCGCAGAACGAGAGAATGAGAAGCCGCAGACGGACGAGGAGTGGGCGCGCTCCTTGTTCGCGGGAAATCGATAGGAGGAACAGATGAAGGCAGTAATCAAGATCAAGGGCGATGGAAGCGGTAGCATCAGCGCTGCCGGAGCGTCGGACAAGTTCAAGCGCGTCGGCGCCGATGCATCCGAGCAGATCGGCTGGAAGCGCGGCAAGAAGCTGCGCGTCGAGGTCGAAGACGCCGAGCGTTGGGCCGTCCACGGCGGACGGCTGGATTATGACTAGCATTGACAAGCTAGCCAGCGTGGCCGATAGCGCGATGGAAGATAGCCCATTCAGCATTGCTGAATTTCTCGATTGGTCCATTGGCCTATACGTCGAAGGTGTTTTGAATAGCTGGGAAAAGAGGTGTCGCGAGCAGGGGATTGAGTACGATGAGGGCGAAAAGCGCTTCATTCATGCCAAGATTGAGGATGACGTTTGGCGCGAATTGAAAAAGCGCTAGCCGAAACGCGGGCAACGCGCCCGCGTCCGTCGGGGATGGCCGCCCGGAGCTGATGTGGCAAGGCCGATAGCGTTTGCCGGAGTGCGCGAGAAACCGGCAGAAAGGAAGTAAGATGAACGTGGAAAAGTTATCAATGAGATTAGGTTATTTGCCGTGGCGGTGGGTTTGTGCGGACATGCTATTCAATGATGGCGAGGAGATGATCTCCTTCGCGTCGCTGAGTAAGGGCGCACCCCACACCATCGCTCTGGCCGTCGGGGAAAACGACGGCTTCAAGATGGTGAATATCGAGATAGGCCGTCTTGTTGCGGGTGAGCAGTATGAGCCCGTCATAGCTGGGTGCGGTCAACGCCAGGGTGACTTAATTGCCCACTCACTGAGCCGAGTCTATGTTCCTCTCGGCTTCGCCCAAGACGTCCAAGCCTGGCGCGAGCTGGCGAGCGAGGACGATGTGCCCAATGCCTACTGGGTGCACGAGTGCCTCGATATGACCCGCGATGTCGAGGATGGCGGAGACCGCGACCGCTGGTTTAGCGCATACTTCATTGATGGCTCTTGGTGGGTTGTGGATTGGCCCGCCTAGAAATTCCAAAACCCCCGCCTAGCCAGCGGGGTTGGCCCCACAGCCCGCGCCGTGCGGGTGCCGCTGAAAAGTCGATGCGGTAATGGGGGATCGCCTTGATGAGAAAAGGAGAGATTGAAATGAAGGTCAAATCAACCGATGAGTTGGTAAATGGCAAATGCGAATGTGGCGCGCCCGTCGAAGACGGGTACTGGGAGCACGGACGCGGCTTTCGCAAGGCTGGATTCGTCCCGCAGCAGCGTAGCTATGCCGCGCGTTGCACGCGATGCGGGCAGGTGTACTCGGCCCACGTCGCCACATGGGCGAATGAAGCGACTCACTTGGACTAATATCTAAAACCCCCGCCTAACAAGCAGGGTTGGCCCTACAGCCCGCGCCGTGCGGGTGCCGCTGAAAACGATGCGGTAATGGGGGATCGCTAGAATGAAAAAGGAGATTGAGATGTGTGTTTGTAATCAAAATCAAAAGTGCTTATACCATGCGCGCTTGAGTGGCGTGCAAGTTGACCGTGGCGTCAACCTTGAAAAGGTCATCGCTCCGACTCAATCCGATGTCGAGAGCTTCAAGCGCCGGATGCGCGATTGGGCGCACAAAAACGGCATTGAAGTCAAGCGGCGCGGCTGGGTCCACGTTGACCAGCACGGTCGACCATACATGGCCGATGTGAATCGCCGCGTCAGCGTTGTCGAGAGCGCAGATGGTGCCATCTCAACGAAGAAGTGGCTCTAATGTCCAGCAACGGATACACCAACGTTTACAGCGCGGCAGACAACCGCGCTGACTTATTCGACGAGCTTGCCGTGCTGACCCACCGCGATGCCGGGCAGCACGGCGACCGCGTGGCAATCATCGACGACGCGCTGAGACACTACGCATCCCACCTTCGCGGACAGCGCTTTGCCGCGCTCAAGTGGGCGCTGAGGGCATTCATCGATAGCATTGACTTTGTGCCGACTATCGTCAAGAGCACGCAAGCAGCGGCGAATGGCGAGTACTACGCCGCCGAGCTGTTCGACGACGGCGCCTATCGCGTGCTGTCGAGCGCCCAGATCGGCAACCGCTACCAATCGAACGGCGTTATCATCCGCGTCCCAGCGCTGACGGACGAGCAGATCGAGGAAGAAAGCGCCTGGTTTTACCGGGATGAACTGGCGTCCGAGATGTGGGACGAACTGGAAGAGATGCTTATCGACAAATAGCCACGCCGTACCAACCCCAACCCCGCCACCCCCGGCGGGGCTTTTTTTATTCCCCGACCCGACACTTACACTTGCTCACTCGCCTAGTGCATTCAAGAGCAATCAATTTGACATAATTGATTCCCTTAAAATATATATATAATGTTTTAAGAGCTAAAACTAAGTCGGCTAAGTTACACGGAACCGTGTACACTTTTACCATTCCCGCCCGTTGACAACCATACACGGTATGGTGTATACTTGTAATATGAGTCGCCACAGCAGTTTTGAGACCGAGATGAAGAATTGCTTCCAGGCGTCCCCGATGGTTGCTTGGGTGCATCGCCCGACGGATTATAGAGGGCTAAAAAACCCAATCGACCTATTGGGATGTCTCGTCAACGGCAAAGGATTCTTTTGTGAGTGCAAGACGTGCAAGGAGCCGGTGACGAGCGTCAATTTTACGGACACATTCAGCGATGAGCAGTGGACTGCACTGGCGACGTGTCACGCCACCACCGCCAGTACGTGGGCCGCCTTCGAGTTCTACGCCCCGCGCGACCGAGGCGTGGCCTTGCTCGTCCCGTTCGGCGAGCTGGCGCGCACGCGTGCCGAGCTGGACCGCAAGAGCTGGCCGCGCGACTTGCTACACGAGATCGGCATAGAGCTGGTCAAGCTGACCAACCCGGCGAGCTGGCTGGTGCCGCTGGAAGGATGGGACCCTGGATGAGTGACGGGTACAATGTGATACCTACAAAATCCGGGATGGCGTTTGTTGTAACGTGCCATTCTTTTAGTGATCATGCGGACGCGGCTGCGTTTATCATCTCCGAAATTGGCGAGCTTATTAGTCCTGGTGACGAGCTGATCATTTGTCTACCAAGGCAGTTCGGCGGAACGTCTGGCGATTTTCTGAGAGAGAGAATTTATAGCTTTTTGCCAGACGTAAAAACGTCGTTATTGTTCGGCATGGGCATTGATACGTTCATGATAGCGAGAAAAGCGGTGGACGCCTGGGAGGATGCTAGTAAATGACTAACGGCTTACTTCCCGACCACGAGATCAAGCGACGATGCAACGCTGACCCGCCGATGATAGAGCCGTTCGTGCCGGAGCAGATACGCGGCGGCGTGATCAGCTACGGACTGTCAAGCTATGGCTATGACATCCGGGTGGCGGATGAATTCGATGTGTTTAGGCCCAGCTACAACGGCGGTTCCATCGTCGATCCCAAGGCGTTTAACCCGGAGCTGTTGGAGCGACACCAGGGACCATATTGCATCATCCCGCCTAACTCGTTCGTGTTGGCCCGCACCGTCGAGTATTTTAGAGTACCACGCGATATACTGACGATCTGTTTGGGCAAGAGCACCTATGCGCGTTGTGGTATTATTGTGAATGTAACGCCCTTTGAGCCAGAGTGGGAAGGCTATGCGACGCTTGAGATCAGCAACACCGCGCGGCTCCCGGCCAAGATTTACGCCGGCGAGGGCATCGCGCAAGTGCTGTTCCAGCGCGCGTCGAGCGAGTGCGCCCGGAGCTACGCCGACAAGAATGGCAAGTATCAGCGCCAGCGCGGCATTGTGACGGCGAGGGTGGAATGAGCATTGATATGGATACTAGATTTAATCTCAATCCGTTTAGGTGGTAGATAGACCATGACACCAAGATATGACCTAGTCAACGATTTTACCGTCATTTGCCACGACGACAAAGGCGCGACCATCCTAACAACGCAAGAGGCGATGAGCGCTATTGTCTCAGACGATAGTGTTGGGCCGTGCTTTAAGTTGATAAAAAAAGAAAAGACGAAGACTTGGCGGTCCTACGATATGTATACGTACATAATAAAGTTCATGCCGTTCGTCAATGTCCACGAAGCGCTATCGGCAATGCAGCACATTGCGGATCGGGTATGGTGTGCGCCTGAAGTGCTGCACTTTGTAAAAAATGCCGTGTGCTCAGAGAACGCGCCGGAGGGATTCGTTTATTGCTTTGATAAGGACGGGAAAGTAAAAGCCGTTCGCAGTCTCTACACCGCCGAAGAATGGTCGCAGCGCGTTGAAGAATTGAAACGAGAGTGCGAAAGATATAAGGCGATTAACGAGAGGCTGCAAGACAACCTCGATGGGTACGTTAAAGAGATTGCGCATCTTGAGCGGCGCAATCGAGAGATGAGTGCAGATTTTGCGCATTATATGAGAGAGCACCCAGACGAGGACTAAATGAAGATCGATGCTGTGACCGTCGAGATTGCCAAGCTGGACATTGGGCCGGGTGACCGTCTCATGGTGCGCATCCCGCGCGACATGAAGCACGAGCACGCCGTTGCCTTTTACGAAGAGTTGCGCCTGGCGCTGCCGGGCATTGACGTGTTGATGGTGCAAGGTGACGTTGAGTTCTCGGTGGTGCGCCGTGACGACGAGTGAAGATGTGCTGTACCACGAACTGATTGCACTGCCGGAGGAAGAGGCGCTTGAACGGCTGAGCGCGATGGGGCACGACAATCCCCGTCTCGCCTTCGCCAATCTCAAGGTAGTCCACATTCAGCGGCTGTGCGAGGTGTGCAAGCGAATGACTGAGGACAGCGATATTAGAGGGATGGTGCATTTGGGCATTCAAGACTTGCAGGCGCTGGAGCAGCACTTGCTTGAGCACCAGGCCGACTTGGCTGCGCAAATGGCGCGTGCTGACGAGCAGATTAGGCGTGTTCGTCGTCTCATTGACTTGTTTCACCCGCACGAAGAGCTGTACTTGTTCGCCCAGACCGACACGCGCTGGGCCGACGAGCCGGTGGGCGGTGGGCCAGAGACGTTCGCCACGCACGGCGGCGCCGTTACGACCGTCGCTATGGCCGCCAGCCGATTGGGTAGCTTTATGGTCTCTCCCCTCGACGCCAACGCGACGCTATTGCAAGTCGATGCGTTTAGGCCCGACATCAACTGGCCCGCCGTCAACCGGGCCTATCCCAATATCGATATAGATTATCAATCGACGATGGCGTCCCCTTTGCCCGTCAACCGCCTTAGTCGGTTGGTTGAGGCCGGCGGGCTGGTCGGGCTGCAAGTGTCGGGAGACCAAGGGGGACGGGCGTGGGTGTTGGTAGTGGGCGTAGACGAAGTGGACGAGCTAGAGTTTATCATTGTGGACGCCTACGACGGCGCCGTCCGGCGCATGCCGCCGGCATATTTTAGACAGACGTTCTCCGAGAGCGTCTTTGCATACGTGGTGTTTAATGCGAACGATCAAGCTAAAAGAGATTAGCGATGGGTGTTACATTGTGATGCGCGTGCGTGAGTTCTGGAAGCGCCTCGACTTTTGGGCATTCGTCCTACTAAATGTTGGTGTGGGCTTTGCCGTGGTGAGAGCGATATGCCAGAGATAAGCTTGTCTTGGCTCGTCCGCCGCGCTGCGTGCTATGCGCTGGTCGCTTGCCCGTTCGCCGGGCTGGCATTCGGCGCCGGGTGGGCGTGGTGGGTTGGCGCGCCGGTGTTCTGGCTCGGAGTTATCGTGGCGACGTTGTGGGTTGAGGGCTGGTTTAAAATTGAGAGGTAGGTAGCATATGAGATTCAGAATTCCGGGGGTCGGAAAGCTGAGCATTGAACGGCCTGGGGAACGTGAGCCTTACCCCGCCGTGCCCGATCTGCCTATCTCGATGGGCGGCGGCATATCACGTGCCGCGCCCGGCGCAAGTCACGAGAGCTTGCAGCGCAAGGCGCTCAAGCTCCCGCCCGTCTACACAGCAGCCAACGGCATCGCCAAGATTCTCTCCAGCTATATCCCCGGCATCTATGAGCGTGCCAAGCCCGAGGACAAGCCGACGCCGGTCGAGAATCACCCGTTCGAGCTTCTCTTGCACGACCCCAACTCATTCATGTCGGGCGTGTTCTTCCGCTGGTTCATTGGGCTATGTCTGCCGATTCGCGGTAGCGCGTTCATCTTTGTAGGGCTGGATGATAATCTTGAACCGGAGTCATTGTGGCCCTTGCCGCCGATGTCGGTGCAGCCTATCCCAGGCCCCGACACCAAGACGCCGGTGTTGGGCTACGAGTTCTCTGGGCGCGACGGGCGGCCCTATCTGATTCCTCACACGCAAGTCATTTGGTGTCGCATGCCCAACATCCTCGACCCATTGGACGGGATGAGCGGGGTAAGCGCGCTTGAGAGCACCATCAAGACTGAGTTAGGCCAGCGGAGATTCCGTGAGAACTTTTTCGGGCCAAGGAACGCCTCCCCCACCACCATCTTTAACATCAAAAAGCCGGTCACGCGCTCGCAGTTTTTTGCTATCCGCGACGAGATTATCAAAGAGCTGCGGGTGGTGGACCGGGCGGCGCTGGTGATGCGCGCGGGCGATATGGACGTCAAGGCGATGGAGATGAACCTGGACGACCTGGCTATCGTCCAGTTGAGCGATTCCAACCGCCGCGAGTTTATGGAGGTGCTGGGCTGGTCGGAGGCGCTGGGGGCGCAGAACACCACCTACGCCTCGATGTATGCGTCCCTTGACATGGTGACCGAGTGGCACGTTTACCCAATTGCGCAGCTTCTAGCCGGGGACATCACCACGCAGTTCATTCGGCCCACCTACGGCGAGCAATTCATTTGTCAGTACGAGGACTTTCGCCCCGCCCGACGTGATGAGGACCGTCAAGATTATACGACATACGCGCCGGACATGACGGTCAACGAGGCGCGGGCCAAGCAGGGCCTGGATCCTATCGAGGCCGGCCCGGTGGCAGAGTACTGCGACACGTTGCCCACCCGCTTTATCCCATTGATACCGGAGCTGGCATCGATGGGGCAGCAAGGCGAGGAACAGACGCAAGAAGAGCCGCCCGCAGAAGAAGAGAACAAGGCGCTTGACGAGCTGGGCAAGTGGGAGCGCAAGGCGTTGCGCTTCGCTCAGTCTGGCCGGCACCCGTCGTCGGCGCCGTTCGTGTGCCACGACATCCCCGCCTGGCTAAAATCACTGACCGAAGCGGCGCTGACTGCGCTACCCGATGGCGTGAGCGACCAAGGCGTGCTTGAGGTGTTTGCCGGCCTGCGTGAGATTGCGGCGACGCCGGTCGATCTGCCTATCACAGAGGTCAAGGACGCCACCGCCGAGGCGCTGCTCTTGGCGCGCTACAATGAGTCGGAGCCGGAGGAGGTCGTCGAGTTTATGCCTGTGCCCGACCGAGACACGTTATTCGCCAACGATACGTTGACCATCACGCAGACCGACGCCGAGCGGGCCGTGGCGGGCGCTGCGCGGGTGAGTGACGAGTGGGCGCAGTTGATGAACGCGCCGACGTGGGATGAGAACGTGAAAGGCGGCCCAGGTAGTGGCAACTGGGGGCATGCTGGGCGCCCTGGGAAACGCGGCGGGAGTGCTCCGGGTTCAATGCGTGGAAGCGGACGTGTCAATCCGCGATACTTTGAGGTTGGGCCTGGGCGCAAGTTGGTAGAGGGCCTTGATGAAAAGACGCGCAAAGTCGTTGTTGATATGATGGTGCGAGATGAGATTCAGCCGCGACACTTGGAAGGGCTGAAGCGGATTACGACGGAGCCAACAAAGATCCGCGCGCAACTTTCGCCAGATAATCCTTGGCGTTCCCACGTAGGCGATTATGATGCTGCAGGAGTGTACGATCCGCAAGAGCAATCAATACATATAAATCCTGATTTTATATCGTCTTCAAGGTATATCTTCTCTCACGAGCTTGGGCACCATGTAACCATGCGCTCTGCGTTCTTGGAGAGTAAGCGTGGTCAAAGGGCGAACGATTTATTGGTTAATGGTTTTAAGGACATGAAGGATGCTTATAGGTATGGGTTTGTGGATAGAGTGACGAAGGGCGACCTTGCTAGGTATGGCCTTCGTGAGTACTCACTAACCAAAGATCTCGAATTTAAGGCCGATACCTTTAGGGTATATCATTATGGTTCGAATGAACAGCGACAAGCTCTTGCCGAATATTTAGAAGTCGATTCCCTAGATGAAATATTTGGAGGCAGTGACTAATGCCCAGATACATCGACTATGACCCGGACAAACACGGCGACCGCAAGCTTTACGAGGTTCAAGGTAAAGAGCTAGAAGAGGGCGTTATCGCCTCCGTCATCGTCCCCAGCGACACGCCGCACGAAATTGCCAAGCAGACGCCGTGGTATTACGTGGTCGAGGCGGAGGAAGGCGAAGAGTAATGGCAACCTGGGCTTGGGACATCCGATCAGCGCGCTACCGCGACATGGAGACCGGTCGCTATATGTCCCGTGCCCGCGCGATAGAGCTGGTCGACGCGTCGCTTGAGGTGAGCGCGTCGCGCACCGACACGCTTGCCGAGATGGCCGGCAGCGACCCGCCGCTTATCTCGCCTGGAGACTGGCGCGACGCGATGCGCCAAGAGATCAAGGACGAGTACATCCGACAGTATCTGTTCGGGCGTGGCGGGCGCGACCAGATGACGCCTGCGGACTGGGGCTCAATCGGCGGGATGCTCACCGAGCAATACCGGTTCCTTGATCGATTTGCCGAGCAGATAGCGGACGGCGCATTGTCCACAGCGCAGATCAGAGCGCGCGCGCGGATGTACATCAACTCGGCCCGCGAAGCCTACGAGCGTGGCAAGCAACGCGCGCATATTGAGGCGCGATTTGACGAGGTGAAGTGGGTGCTGGATCCCGAGGCCGAGAGCTGCCCGGACTGCGTAGAGTTTGCGGCGATGGAGTGGCGTCCAATGCGACTAAACCCGTATGGCGGCGCGTTCCCCGGTGATGGGAGCACGCAGTGTCTGACCAATTGCCGGTGTCGGCTTGTATACCGGCGAAGTGCCGAGGTGGAAGATGTATAAATACCTATGCTACACCGATGATAACATTCTAGTCGAGATGGAAGACCCGCTCAACTATGCCGCCTATGTGCTGTCCGAGAAGCTGTTGCCAAGCAATCCTATTGTTCCGGTCACCGTCGATGTGGCGGACGGTAAATTCTTGCGTGAGTTCGTCGGCGCCAAGCCGTCGCTGGGCATCGATGTGCCACGCAACGAGCGGGCCGAGGCGCTGCTGGTGCTGGACTACTTACTGGGCGTCCCCGTTCGCTCCCCGTCCAGCTTGATTGTGGACGGAGTGGGGGCGGTGTGGGGCGTGGATTATCAAGGGGCGACACTGGCCCCCGTCACCAACCCGGCGAGCGCGCTTTACACGGCGCTTCCCGAGGTCGAGCGCGATATGGGCCTCGACACGTGCCTGATGGGCAGCGGTTACGGTTCGCATCGTGTCAGAGATATGATGATAGCGCGGGTTGAAGCGCTTGAGTATGGCGACGTCGGTGCTGAAGTCGAGATCGCTGTGCGTGAGGCCGCCGAGCGGCTCATTAGCATGCGCGCCATTCGTTGGTTCAACGGAGATGACGAGGTAGCCGAGCGCCGCATGGTTGACCGTTACGGCACCGCGATGGATCGCAACGCGCTTGAGGCCGATTATCAAGCTTTCAACGCGATGTTGCAAGCCGGGCAAGCAGAGGTTGACAGCGACGAGCGGATGACGTTGACCTTTTATGTCTTTGACCACAACGAGCGGGCGGCGCGCGACGTGGCGGCATTCTCGCTAGGCGATGGGGTATTGAGATTGGAAGGCGAGCAGCGCATTGTCCGCGCCCTCGCCCGGCGCGTGTTCAACAACCGGGTGCCTGACGATCCGGTGTTAGCGTTTGCAGACGCGACGGAATTTTACAGCGGGCAGCTGGTCCAGGCGGTGGTGGAATGATTGTCAAGGTGCTGGGTGAATACGGCTACGAATTCGCGCTGTTGGGCCTGAGCTTATCGCGCAATAAGCCGGTTGATCAGATGTCGGCAGTTGCGGAGAGACTGGCGCCCAAAGACGGCGGGCACAACAAATTCCTTGAGTTCATCGAGGTGTGGATTGACGTGACGGCCCCTCGCTATTGGTGGCAGCAAGCTGACACCTACCGCGTGGGCGTGTCCAAGCAGAGCGAATCCACAATGTATACGATCACCAGGCGCCCCTTGACGCAAGATGACTTTGAGGGCGAGATTGTGCCGTCCACACTGTTCTGGCTTAACACGTTGATAGCAGACGGCGACTGGCGGCAAGTCAAGCGCGAGCTGCCCGAGTCGTTCCTTCAGCGCCGGATTATCAAGACGAATTATAAGACGCTTAAGCGCATCCGAGGCCAACGCAAGGCCCATCGCTTGCCCGAGTGGCACACGTTCATCGACGCGTTGGATGAGCAATTGGACATGCCGGAGCTTTTGAGATGATCCGCGCCTACACCCGTGCCGTCCGAACCACGTTCGCCAACTTAGTAGATGACTTGCGCAGGGCAGCCCAGCCGATGCTTATCAAGCAAGGCAAGGCCATGGAGAATTGGGTAGGCAAGTACCCGCCCGAGTCTGAGGCTAACCGGCCAAGGTATGGCACGTGGGGGTCATTTTACAAGCGCGGCACCGGTGGGATGTATCTCTACTCCGACGGCACGCTTGAGCAGACGTCTGTGTCCGAGCAGTTGGGTGACCATTGGTCAACCTACCTGTCGGACGTGACCGAGGTGACCGTCGAGAACCCTGTTAGCTATGCGCAAGACGTGCACGGCCCCGGCGGCTATCAAGCTGACTATCACGGCGCGCGCGGCTGGCGTCGCATTGACGAGGCAGCGGAGATGTTCCGCGACAAGTTCGTTGACGGTGTGGTCGGTGTGATCCGCAAGGTACTGGGGCGGTAAAATCAATTTGAGATAATTGATTCTTTTAAAATATAATAATAATGTTTTAGGAGAATCGATAAAGTCAGATATCTATACGAAGGGGATATTATGGCGTCACTATCTGAGTTGATCCACCAATTACAGGTTCATCTTAATGCGTTTGGCGACATGCCCGTCTTTGTCGCTGTCGATCCGGACAAGAGCAAATACGGTGGCGACCTGGGGCAAGTTGGATGCGCGACGTCTAATGCCTGCAATGAATGCATCATAGTGTACCGTGATATACCACAGCTTCCCGACGATAGACCGACACAATCAAGAGACGCCCCAATTAATGATAATGATCACGGTATGAGTATGCGTTATGCCATAAACATAGAGCGGGATGGGCGATGCCACTTTATCGTCAACGACGACGTGACGTTTTGCTATGGTGAGGGATTGTGCCTGGTTGAAGCGCTAAGAGATTACGCGACGGCGCTGAGAGAGTTTATTGACATAGTTCTGGACAACAAAGAGCCTTATCGTAATCCAGGATGGTTTAAAGCAATTCGTTGGTTTCTTGGTTACGACGGCATAATGACTGGCGACGAAGAGCAAGCCGAGATCAAGAGGCTTGAGCAGAAGCTGGGAATGACTGCCGACGAGGTGCGATCGAGGTGGAGTGAGGATGTCATTAATGAGAACTTTGACGCTGGATTGTTGTACTCGTTAACGAGGCACGGTTAAGGCATATTGACAACCATACACGGGATAGTGTATACTAGATATGGACAGAGCACACGCGACAGTCATTCACAGAATATGCGTTCTACTCGATGATTATCTATGCGAGCAGTTTTCATTCTCGCGCAACGGAGACGGCGCCAAGGCGTCATTCCCGACCCACCGGCAGCGGTGGGCGTGGTCGGATAGGGCGCGCGACGTCGCGATAGTTTTGCACAAATGCCTGGTGGTGTACGACGATTATTTGTGCCACCGATACGGACTAAACCGCCAGGCCAGATAAGCAAATAGCCACCCCAAGGCCTTCGGGCCGGATAAGCGGTTCGCTAATGAGTCAAGCAAGACTGCTTGACTCATTAGCGAACCGCTTTTATTTTACGGAGGCGATGTATGGCAGATCGTGAGAAGCTAAAAGAAGCGCAAGCCAAGCGCGCTAAAAAATACGGGATATCGCCCGTCGAAGGCGGGCATCTCACCAAACCCGCAGAGTATGAAGACGTGCCGGAGAGTAAATTTGCCGACCCCGTCAACTGGAAGTACCCGTGCGACGGGGACCGGGCGCTGGCGGCGATGCAGTACTTTAACCACGATGGGCAACGTGAGGCCGGCAACTATTCGGAATCTGACTGGCGCGTCATCGGGCGGCGCATCGCCGAGATGCTGGACGGCGATACATATCGCTATGACCCCGACAGTGAGAAGATTATCAAGCGGGAAGAGGCCAAGGGCGGCCCAGGTAGCGGCAACTGGGGGCACGCCGGGCGCAAAGGGAAGCGCGGCGGTAGCGCGCCAAGGACTTCGGCTATGTCACTGCGCACCGGCGCGACCGCTGACTTGCGCCAGCAAATCGCCAAGAATCCCGAGCGCGACGTGGCCGTGATCGGTAAAAACAAGGGCGGAGGCACAACTTTTGAGACGCCGTACAATCGAGACTTTGTTGATGATTTAAAAAACAACATCGCGTACAGCATGCGCCAGTGGAATCCAAGTAAGAAACGCTGGGTTGTTGCACCCGAGGCGGCGGATGTGGCGCGCGACATCGCCAGTCAATATTTTCACGTCGCTGACGGCACCAAGCTCAATGCAAGCCAGATCAAGCAAGTCAAACAGGCGGTGAGGACCACGCGGATCAAGAGCACCCAAAAAAAACTACGTCAGAACGTTGACAGAATAGAGTCCAAGATTGCCGATTTGGACGAGGTAATCAGCGGCTACAGCTATAGCAGCCGAAGTCGAAGAAAAGCAGATGCTATTCGTCGCCGCGCGATGTTCCAATACACGTTGCGCGATTTGAGCATGAAGCATGAGGACATGGAGGACATTCAAATGCGCGGGATGGCAAAGGCGGCGGAGGAATTAGGACTATGAACGATCAAGAAAAGCTGGACCAGCTAGTAATCGACGCTTACATTCTATTCCACACAATGCAAGACGTGCCGCCGGAAGATGCGGACAAGCTCAAGGCGTCGTATGAGAAGAAGCTGGAAGAGATTGAGAAACTAGAAGACAAGATTCAATCGTCCCCTCGCGCCGAGGCCAAAGCCTGCTCCAAGTCCGACGTCCGCGCCGCGTGGGAGAAGGAGCACGGCGGGTCTGTGCTTGAGGTGACCGACGATGCTGTGATCGCCAAGGACGACGACGGGCTAATGAGCTACCCGTGGTCAGAGGACGACGAAGGCGAGCCGGTATTCGGTGAACCGCAAGCGATGGACGAAGACGAGGCCAAATCATACAGTCTGTCCGAGTACGAAGAGAAGGTGAGGTCGGCCTGGGAGGCTGAGTTTAGGCCCCGTCGCTACGACGATGAAGGGATTCTCGTCCCGTCGCCCGTCGACATTTGGATTCACGATATCCTCAACGACGCCGTCATTGCGCGTCGGATGGAGGACGGGCAGTTGCTGCGTTATCCCTACGCAGAGGGGCAAGACGGATTTTCATTCGGCGAACCTATCCCCGTCACCAAGCAATATGAACCGGAGAAAGAGACACCCGGCTCGGACGGCGCGGCGGTGGTGTTGATCCCCGACCCGACAGTGGCCGAGATGCTGGTGATCCCCGGCGGGTTACCGTCAGAGACGCTACACGTCACCATCGCCTACCTGGGCGAGGTGGACGAGCTGGACCGGGCGCGCGTGTTGTCCGCCGTGCGCGACACGGCGCGTGGGCTAATGACGGCGGTGCCGGTGATGCTAAACGGCATTGGTCGGTTCCGTGGCACCGACGAGGCGGGCGACCCTGTCTACGTCAACGCTGACAGCCCCGACATTGAGGGTCTGCGGCGGGCGTTCAGCACACTGAACGTCTCGGAGCACGGTTACACGCCCCATCTGACGCTGGCTTATGTGCCAAGCGGCGCGCCGATGCCGGACGCGCCAGACTTGCCGACAGAGCCGGTCGTGATGCAACTGGCTCTGATGTGGGCGAACGAGATCGTCCCCATCGACACCGGCGCCACCAAGGCCGGCAAGCGCATCGCTCAAAGCAAGGTGGAAGACCTTGTGTCCTTGCGCAAAATGGCCCAATCATCGCTCGAAGAGATTATCGCCAAGCTGGACGCGGTGCTGGCCTGGGCGCGCTACAGCGAGGGCCAGCCACAGATACAAGCCGGTTCGGCGATGACGATGCAAAAGGCATTTTCATTCCCCTACCTTAAAGCCGTGGCGCTGCCTGGAGGCGACCGCAAGGGCGCCGTCATCGGCGGCTACATGGCACTATGGGGCGACCCAGACCACAGAGACTTGCACGGCGATTATTTTACCCCCAAGACCGAGTTTTACCTTGACGCCTACAGCAAGGCGCCGGCATTGTTCCATCACGGCAAGGACCCCAAGCTAGGCGTTGCTACCCTGGGGCACCGTGACGACGCCTGGCAAGACGAGGTTGGCTTGTGGGTGCAAGACTGGATTGATGTGTCTAGTGATTATTGGGATATGATAGATGGTTTGCTGGCGCAAAAGGCACTCTACTACAGCCCCGGCTCCGTGCCCCACCTGGTAAAACGAACGCCGGACCGGGAGATATTATCATTCCCGGTTGCCGACGATACGTTTACGCCGATCCCGATTCAGTACGCGCTTCGGGACCGGCCCCTTGATTACGTAAAAGCAGCTTACGACGCTGCCGGCTTGCGCTACGTCGAACCCACTCTGGAAGAGAGGCTAGAGACTGGCCTGAAGGGGCGGGATGAGATCAGCGAAGCCAAGGCGATCTTGGAGCTGTACGAGTACGAGTTATCAACTTTGTAAAATAGGAGAGAAATCATGACGATTCAAGAGTTGCAGAAAAAGATGAAGGCACTCATCGACGACAGCCGGGCCAAGATGTCCGCTGGCGAGATGAGCTTAAAGGCGTTCCAGGAAGAGGTGCAACCTCAACTGGACAAGTTCAAGGCGCAAATCGAAGCGCTCAAGAGCCTTGACAGCTACGCCGAGCTGACCGAGAGCGACGCGCAACCCGCCGGCGGCGACCGATTGCCGATGGGTGGCGAACCGGCGGAAGGCGAGAACAAAGGCGCCGACAAGAGCAAAATCTACAAGACCATCCAGGTGTTGCGCTACGGCGACGTGGACGAGCACACCGACCTAGTGATGGGCGAGGCCTACGGCAGCACCAAGAGCGCCGACTGGCGCCAATTGCTGTGGGACCAAAAGCAAGCGTTCACCGCTTACATGCGCTGGGGCGAGACCGCCGCACGCAAGGGTTACGATCTGAAGAGCTTGTATTCTCAATACTGGAGCCCGGACACCGTGTTGGACATGGTCAAGTCCGGCTACTCCATCTCTGAGGTCAAAGCGACGATGGTCGAGGGCGTTGACATTCTGGGCGGCTACGCGGTCCCTCCGCAAATCGCCGACCGGATTATCACTCGCATGGCTGGGCTGACCGCCGTCCGGCGCTACGGCGCCACGGTCGTTCAGACCGTGTCCAGCTCTATGCGCTGGATCAAGCTCACCGGCGCCAGCACCGACGAGCGCTACCCAACGGCCCTGCGCGGCAAGTGGGGCGACGAGACGCAAAGCCCCGAAGAGACCAACCTAACCTTCGGGACTGAAGAGATTCCCGTCGAGCTGTACACCTACAAGGTCCCGATGTCCGTGTCTTTCCTTGAGGACGGGCAGAACATCGAGGACGTCTTCTCTGCACAGGTTTCGACCACGCTGGCGGTTGACGAGGACGACGCCTTTGTGGCCGGGACGGGCGTTGCGGGTGAGCCGCGCGGTATCGTTCCCGGCGGGACCACGCTGGAAGATGGGATCACCGAGCTGGATACGGGCGTGGCGGATGACATCCAGATCACGACCACAAAGCAGCTTCGGCGCCAGATCGCCAGCCAATATCGCGCAGACAGACGCGCGGTGTGGCTGATGAACTCTGACACCGCCGCCGAGATCGAGCTTTGGCAAGACGGGTTCGGTCGCTTCTACTTTGACACCGCCGAATCCGGTGACCGGCTGTTCGGGTTCCAGGTCGCCGAGACCGAGGCGATGCCCGACATCGCGGCAAGCGCTTACCCCATCGTGTTTATCGACCTGGCCGGGTATATCATCGTCGAGCGCGCCGGATTGTCCGTGGTGCGCTACAACGACTCCAATACCGGGATCAACAAGGTCGAGTTCCAGATTCGCAGGCGCGTGGGCGGCAAGCTCATGGAGCCTTGGCGAGCCGCCGCACTCAAGTGCAGCGCTTAGTATAGGGAGGTACAAGAGATGTACGGGATGATTTTAGGGAACGAATACAAGCTGGCAGTCGGTAACGCTGACGCGCAAGTCGCTTTGTCCAACGGCAACTACCCGGCTTCGGGCAGCTTTGTCGATGTGAGCAAGTGCGAGCGCTTCCACGTCATCGTCGCCCTGGGCGACCTGGCGGACGGGATCAGCATGGAGTTAAAGATTGCTGAAGCCGCCGACGGGACGCCGGATAGTATTGATGCGACGGACCTGAAGAAGACGTTCGCCGACACTGACGACGGGCAAGTTGCGGTGTGGACGGTTGAAAATCGCAAGCTGGCCTCTGACCACTGGTACGCCACGATGGTGGTATCCGGTGTGAGCGGCAACAACTATGCGACGATCACCTATCTGCTGGACGAAAAGTCCAAGCCGGTGACTCAGACCACGAGCGTGTGCCCGAGCGATAACCAGATGCGCCACGCTGGCGACGACTAGCATAATCGGGTGGGGCCTAACCGCCCCACCCTTTACGAAGGAGTGAAATATGTCGAACGATGAACTGAAGCGCAAGGTATTCGAGTTGGGGCGATGGGTTATCACCGTCGTTGTCATTCTCGGCGCCGCATACTTTATGAACGAGTGGGGTATCGAGGACGTTGACTACCCCCCGCCGCCCGCCACGACTGATGTGCCGGAAGAAGGCGACATTGTCACCTATGGCTACCAGACCGACAACTATTCTACCGACGGTGGCAACACCTGGGTGGTCGGCGGGACGCTTGAAGGTGACGGCACGCTTACCTGGACCGGGACGGCGTCGTTCTCCGAGATGACGCTGACCGACGCGACGATCACGGACTTGACCGCAACCAATCTTACAGCTACGACCAGCATTCTCACGACCAACACCGTGACGACCGAGACGGTCACGAGCTTGACGGCGACCACCGCCAATGTCACCACACTGGACGTGGCGGGTAACGTGACGGTGGACGGCACTACGACTGTAAGCGACACCTTTGATCTGAACGGGCAAAAGCTGGACTTGGACGCCGACGCGGATACGTCAGTGACCGCCGACACCGACGACCAGATTGATTGGGAGATTGGTGGGCAGGATATGATCTCGTTCACTCAAGCGGCCAGTTACTATCTGATGCCGATCTATGCGCGTGTGCCGTCTCTGTCAAAGACTGCGGATTACACGCTTACCAGACAGCTGTCCGGCGCGCTCATTGACAACAAGGGCGCTAGTGGCGAGATTACCATTACTTTGCCGTCCGCAACCACCGATCTATCGTATGGATTTTACGTTTACGAGGCCCAAACGATCACGATTCAGCCGGCGACGGGGGACCAGGTGCACCACTTGACCAACGCAACGGCTGATAGACTTCAGAACGCGGGCACTGCCGGTGACAGCATATGGTTGGTGGCTATCGACGGCGAGTTTTGGATTCCGCTTCAAGAGACCGGCACCTGGAGCGACGCAAACTAGATATGAAGACCTTGGCCTACTGCATGGCAAGCCAGGCCGACGTGGTGTGGCGGGCGACGGGGACACACCCCGTCACCTGCCCACCATTCGACTATCGCACGTTCGACACGCGCGTGATGGAGCAAGCACGGTTCGTGTGGCTTGGGCTGCACGGGATGACGACCGACCCGCATTATCTGTATGGCAACTCCATCCCGTCTAACCCCTTCCCCATCAAGGTAAAGGCGCTGTACGCTGGCGACATCCGCGACCTGAACCTTGAGGGCGTGGTGGTGTATGCGAGTGTGTGTCACTTTACTGATACCAAGTTCCCGTATTATTTTAAAAAAGCCGGCGCGACCGTCATTGGCGGGCCGGGCGAGAATTACGGGCGCGACAAGGGCGTGGCAGGCGCCGACAAGCTGGGGATGCTGCTATTGAAAATCTTGGGCGACGTGCCAAGGTTGGCGGTTGACTTGGCGCTTGAGCGGGCCAAGGAGCACTTGACCGACTCGCAGATGGAAGTGGACGCGCGAGAGTTTAAGGTATTGTAGGAGGGAACTATGTTCATTGACGATTTGGGCAACGCGGTCACCGAGCAGAACGCGCTGGGCAAGGGCGACAAGCCCAACGCCGGGCGCGAGGTGGTGGTCGACGTGCCGGGTACTTATCTCGACGTGACGCTGTCTGGCGTGCCATGCGAGGCCGGAGACCGGCTGGTATCACGTGCGACCTACGCTGGGATGATGGTTGGCAACGGATGGGCGCACTATCCTACCGTGACAATGACGCACAGCGATGAGCCTGAAGCGGTCATCGATCTTGACACATTCGACGACATCTTGCCGGCAAACACCATCGAATTCATGAAGGCGCTGGGCCTTGACTCGTTTGAGCGCTTGCGCGACGCCAGCGACGATACATTGCTCAAGGTCGACGGCATTGGCCCCAAGCGGCTGGCAGATTTACGCGAACGATTGGAGGGCGACAGTGGCTGATTACACGTTCGAGGCGTTTAGTCGCATCGACAAGCGATACAAGGACATGGGCGACGACACCCACGCCGAGGTCGTCTACGTCGGCGGGTTGGACTTTGCCGAGAGCGGCGCCTACACCACGCCCACCCACACCGCCGTGACTGTCGGCGCTGCCACGACCACCGCCAAGGCCACCAACACAAGCCGCAAGTACTTGCTACTTGTCAACGACTCCGACGAGGTAATTTACGTCAAGCTCGGTGCATCAGCGGTGCTGAATGAGGGTATTCGGCTCAACGCATCGGGCGGCAGCTACGAGATGAGCGGCGCGCTGGGCAACCTGTACACCGGCGCCGTCAACGCGATTTGTGCGAGCGGATCCAAGACGCTGCTCGTGACGGAGGGTGTGTGATGCCGTTGAATAACCCCCCGGTTGACACGCTAAAGCTAGACCAATCCGCTGTGGACGGGTTGGAGGGCACGGCGAACAGCTTGGCTTACAAGGTTGAAGAGATTGAGCGGCACCTGCATGGCGGCGCACGCTGGTTTGAGGCGGCGGCTTCACCGTCTGGCGAGACGCACGTCGCAGACCGGATTGGCGACGGTGGCGGCGCATTCCAGATGGACGCCGGGAACGACGATTGGGGCACGGCGATTCAAGTGCTGGGCTCCGACGACACGCCGGTATCGTCCGGCTTTGCCTATTTCGACCCGCACCAGTGCATTGTAGAGGACACCGAACGTGCCTCGACCTACTTTATCCAGATTGCGCGCGGCGACTCATTTGCCGCCGGATTGGCGGCGGGGCAGTTCTCTGAGTTTATTTACTCCGCGTCTGTGCAAAAAGAAGCCGGGATTATCCAAGTACAGACTGGACGTGCCCCGGTTGGAAGCAAGCTGTGGGCGCGGTGCAAGTGCCCCGGCGAGAACACGGGCACGTTCGACTTTTACATCGGTATACACGAGTACGAGGGGTAGCTGACGTGTGGATCGTCAAGAGCTGGGTCAGATTCTCGATCAATACTTTAACGAAGAGGAGCTGCGCGACATCTGCTTCGACCTTGGGGTTGATGCCGAGATGCTGTGCGCGCCCGGCTCGCCTAAATCCAAGCTGGTTCGCAAGCTCATTATTCACTTTGAGCAGCGCATGGCGCTACACAAGCTCATCGGCGCTATCGTCCTAAGACGCGATAATGAGTTCTGGCGCAAGATATTTGCCAAGGTAGCGATCGACGAAGGCGTGATGCAACCGCCACTGCCCGAAAAGGCTTATTTGGACGGCGATGATGAGAGCGTTTATTTTGAGTTTCTGAGGGATGCATTGAGAGACGTTAAGGATTTGGTGAGGCAAAATCAGAGGGCAACGACGGTGCTAGTCTACGTGACCATCGTTCTAGTCGTGCTGTCCTTGATCGGCGGCGCACTGCAATTCCTGGAGCTATTGATAAAATGATGCTCTACGCAACGGTGGACGAGTTCCACGCCTATAAACACATAGCGACGGCACGGGTCGACTTGAGCAACGCGCAGATCACGGACATCATCCGTGACTTGCAGACTGCAAGCCGGCGCATCGAGACCTATTGTGAGCGGCTGTTCTATCCGACCATCGCCACCAAGTACTTTGATTACTTGTACGCCGACCGGCTGGACTTTGGCGAAGAGGATTTGCTGTCCGTCACGACGTTTCACACCGACAACGGCAACACGCTCATCTCGTCCGACGATTACGAGCTGATCTCTGGCGAGGGGCGTTACAACACCGAGGTCAAATTCGGATTGGTGATGATGCCCGACTCCGCAGACGCGTTGAGCTACGATGACACGTTCGTCAAGGCCAACGTCATCGCCGGGGTATGGGGCTATCACGAGCAGTACTCTGATGCCTACCTCGATAGCCTTGATGCGCTTGCCGTGGACGTAACGGACTCTGGCACAGAGTTGACCGTCAACGACGCCGACGGGGTAAGCGGAGACGGCACATACCCCAGATTCCAGATTGGCCAGACGCTCAAGATTGGCGACGAGTGGATGTACGTGTCCGACGTCAATGCGACGACCGACAAGCTTACTGTCCTGCGCGCGCAAGGCGGATCGACGGCGGCGGCGCACTCGACGGGCGACAAGGTTTACATCTATCGCCCTATGATGCCTGTTGTTCGCGCCACGCTTATCACCGCCGACTACTTGCGCGAGCTACCCAACGCACCGTTCGGCACCATCGAGGTGGGGACGGCGACGGGTGATTATTCAATACCGCTCACCATCCCCAAGACGGCGATAGAGCTAATCGCCCCCTACGCGCGCGTGTTGGTGGGCGTGGGGAGCGAGACGAAGCGATACGGGTACTTGCTGAGAGATGAAGATCAGGTGTTGATAGGATGACCAGCGGAGATTTTGAATACGGCCCGGTAGTGGATCAGATTGCGTCCATTCTCAATGAGAATGTGAGCGGGCAGACGGCATTCTCCTACGACGAGACGCCGCACGCGCTGAACAGGGAGGATTTGCCGTCCACCATCACGGTGCCAGGCCCGACGACGCGCGACGTGGACAACGAGGTCGGGTCGCGCGCGTCGTGCTACATGCTTGAGGGCGTGACGCTGGAGATGGTGGTGTACGTGTCTCCGGTCACTCAGGGCTTGGTGGGCGACGCGGCGCGCACACTGGACGACTTGATACCCGACATCTATACCGCCTTCGACGCTCGTCCCAAGTTGGTCAACGCTGAGGGACTGGGCGCAGACGAGGCATGGCAGGACTTTGACTTTGACGACGCGGGCGTGAGACGCGCACAGATTACAGATTTTAGTGGATTGGTCGTGAGGCCTTATGGCAAAGAACAATATTTTGCCGGGGTGTTCACGTTGATGATTGACACCCGGCGCAGCACGGACCGGGTATATGGTAACTAGGGAGGTTGTGTATGGCGAAAACGCGCAGACGTTTTCCAGTGAAGGATGGGGTAAAAATGCGGTACGTCGGCCCGCCGCGCCACAACCCCTACGTTCGTGGGCCGGTGAGCGGGCAAGGCTACAACGCCACGCCCGGTGAGGTGGTTGTAATCGACGAGCGGGACGTGGAGACGTTCGAGGCCCGGCAATGGGAGAAGGTCAAGCCGCCGCGTCAAGCCAAGATCGAAAGTGAGGTGAAGGATGAGTAACGAGGAATTCTTTAACAGTGAAGCAAGTATCTTTTATCAAGTCTACCCCGACGACACGCCCAAGTGGCTGGGTTGCTCGATGATCAGCAACATGCAGCTATCCGGGCAGGAGCCGGGTAGTCCGGTGCAGTGTTCTGACCCTGGACGGCGCGGGCGTTTTGTCAATCGGCGCGTGTTGCCGGGCGGCAAGATCGACCCCGGCTTCCAGATGTCCCGCCCGCTGCGCGAGAAGAACTATTTGGACATGCTGCGCAAGAAAGGGCCAATCAATCTGCGCGTGAACTATGCGCGGTGGGGTGCCGAGACCGACTTGGAGAACTATGACGTGGCGTACATTTGGACGCAGGCGTCATTGGGCGGCCCGGCATTCGATGGGTCCAAGCCGCTCCAGTCCGGTGACGTGTCGCGCATGATGATGCAAGTGTCCGCCACGGGCGTGCACGGATTTGAGCTAAAGTCGCTCGACGCCTCACGCCAGACCACCACCGAAGACCAGCTGGGCAACGGTGTGTTTTTCTTCGAGCCGATTGACGGCGGGCTAATGGCGCGTGACGCTGGCGAGTATGGCGTCATCACCGCCGACGCTGACGCCGCCGCCGAGGCGAACGTGTTGCTAACGACCGACTATGGCGCGACGTGGACGGCTGCCGCGGCAACGCCATTGACTGACGGGACCTATGAAAACGTAGGCTTCCCGTTGGGCGTGGATTTGCCACAGACGCTTGCCAAGCGCGTGATCGTGTTCCGCACCGAAACGGCAGCCGCAGAAAACCCAGTCGCAATCTACACTGACGATTGGGGCACCAACTGGACCGAGGTCGAGCTGATGAGTGGCGACTCTGACTATGACGCAGAGTTTGTCACCGCCGCGATCAAAGTCCACGACGGCCTATTGGTCGCCGGGACGGACCAGGGAGAGGTTGTGTACTCTACCGACAAGGGTGCTTCTTGGAGCCTTGGTTCCTACGGAGGCTCCAACGACGTGCGCGCGTTCGCAGTGTCCCCGACCGACGGCAAAATCTGGGCGGTGGGCGACTCTAATGAGTTCTATTACTCAGAGGACAACGCCAAGACGTGGACCTCCGCGGGCACGCTAAGCGGTAACGGTGGCGGTGTGTGCGTCAACTATGCCGGGTATGTGTTTGTCATTGACGGCACATCGCTCAAATACACCAAGACCGAAGACGACACGTTCACCACCATCTCATTGCCCGACACCATATCGGCGATTAACGATATCCAGATCGACCCGGATTATCATTACATCTTGTATCTGCTCGTGGACGATTCGGGTAGCGACGACGTGGTGTATCGCTCGGAGGACGGCGGGATGACGTGGACGGCGCAGGACACCGGCGCCAGCAATACCGGCTTGAACGCATGCCACGTGTGCCACGCCAATCTTGCGTGGGTGGTCGGTGACGTCGTGACCACGACCTGGATCGAGAAGATTTTTGGGGCCGGTGAAGGCTCCAATCTGAGCTAAGAAAGGAAGGTGATCCGTGTGGGTAGCTATCCCGGTAGGGATTGGGACGTTGATCACGGCTGTGCTTGGAGTGCTAAAGTACGCCGGGATTATCAAAGAAGGGCAGGGCGGCAAATGGGCCACCGGCGCCAACATCGTCATCGCAGCACTGTTGACGTTCGTCGTGCAAGTGTTTGACTTTGACTTGTCCGGCGACCTGGCAGCGCAATTAACCGAGATTGCCGGCCTCGTCGGGCAACTCGTCATCGCGCTGTTGGGATCAAACGTGTCGCACTATTTGTCGAAGCGAATGAGTTTGTACAACCCCGTCACCAGCGGCGCAATCGAGCGCCGTGGCGGGGGGATAAAAGTAGAGTAGAAGTAAAAGGGGGTCATAATGGGGTTTGAACGAGAGACCGTCGAGATTCTGGACGGCAGCAAAGAAGAGTTACTTGTCATCCCATTGAGTGGCGGGCGCACCGTGCACGCGCGCGAGGTGCCTATCCACTTGTGGGCTGACATTCACGCGGCGAACCCGCGACCGGAAGAGCCGGTAGACGAGGTTGAGACGGCGGCGGGGACCACGGAACTTGTGCGCCCCAAGGCCGACGACCCGCGCTGGATTCGCTATTACATCGAGATCGACGAATACACCGACAAGATCAGCCGCATCATCCAGCGCGTGAGGTGGTACTACGCCTTTAAGGGCATCGTCGAGGTGCCCGACGATTGGGAAGTGCCCGAGATATTCCGGCTTTCGGGCGTAGAGACCTCCACGGACAAGATCGATCGGCTGGTGCAATATGTGCGCTATGAGATTTTGCGCACCAAGAGCGACAAGGAAACCCTGGACGCCGCCGTCTCTGGCATTGTGCCCGAGAGTGAGCGTGAAGCGTCCAGGGCGCTTTTTCGAAAGTCATCTGAGTGATGGCAAGCCCGTCCCGCCCACCAAGCCCACGGTGGCGGTGTACGAGCCGCCGGTGATGGAAGAGTTCCGGGCGATGGAGCTGTTTAACTACCAGCCGCCCCAATGGAGCCAGATCGACAGGCGCTGGCGGGCGCTGATGATTGGCTATCGGCGGCAGAAGCTGCGTAACGAGGCGTACATTAGCGAACAGATCAGACTGAGGAACGAATGACATGGCGATGACGCGCGAGGACATTATCAAAATCCTGGTCCAGATGGACATTCAGGACGTCGAGGGCAAAGCCTCGCGCCTCGTCGCCATGTTGGATAACCTGGAATCCAAGTATGGTTCAGTAGGTGACCAGGCGTCCGGCGCGTCAGAGGACATTCAGCGCGCCTTTGCCGAGATGGCCCAAGAGGCCCATGACAAGGTTGTGCTCATCGAGCAAGACCTTGACGGGATGCTGGGTCACTTTGAGAATATGGGGCGTCAATTCCGCGCGGCTGGCGACGAAATGCTGGACACGTGGAACGAAGTCGGGCAGCAATTCGCGCAGATGGGCCGGCAAGGCGCGCAACTGCGCGACATGTCAGAGTCGTTCGACCACCTCGCCGAGCGCGCCGGGCTGTCCGGTGACGAGCTGGTTGACGCGATGCAACGCGCGGCGAACGGCACCGTATCGGCCAACAACATCATGCAAGTGTCTAACATGGTGCTCGGCGCTAACTTTGAGACCAGCGTCGAGGACATGGCGCAGATGATGGAGTTTGCCCGGCTAAAATCCAAGCAGTTCGGGCTGACCACAGAAGCCGCCTTCACCCGTATGTCCTACGGCGCCGTCAAGGCCGAGGTTGAATTCCTTGACGAGTTGGGCATCACCATCAAGCTCAACGACGCGCTGGAGATGACGGCAGAGCGGCTTGGCAAGACGACGGGGGAATTATCAAGCCAAGAGCGATCTATGGCGATATGGAACGCGCTCTTGCAGCAGGCGGACAAGCAGCTTGAGGAATTCCCGGACGGGGTCACCAAGGCCACCGACTCCTATGACCAATTCGGTGTGTCCGTTCAGCGAGTGACCAACGTCGTCAACAACCTGATCGACCAGTCCGGTATTGGCCCGTTCTTCTCTAAATTCACCAACTTTTTGCAGATGGCGAGTACGCTGTTTACGCCGTTCATCCTCGCCAAGCAGGCGGCGGCGACGGCAGCAGCGGCCCACGCGGCGGCGCTGGCGACGGAGAACAAGGCGCTTATCGCGCAGACCGGTGCGATGGGGCAGAACACCGTCGCCACAAAGATCAGCGCCGGGCTAAAGGGTAACCTGCAATATCTGAGCGCGCTCAAGAACGTCGGCGGGACCGGCGCGATGCTGGGCGGGCTGAAAGAGTTGGCAGTCGGTGCTGCGTCCGCGGCGGCACCGTTCGCTGCCCTTGCTGCGGCTATTGGCGGCCTCGTTGTGATGTTCAAGCAAGTCGAAAAAGTTAGTGCCGAAGTGCGCGATGGGACAGAGGAAACCAAGGATCAATGGAGTGAATACCTTGAGTCCATCCGCGAGGTAGGCGGCGAAGAACAATCAGCCATCGCTATCGCGCAGGACTATGCGCAAAAGCGGCGCGATGTCAGCGCGGCGCTATACGATTCAGAGGGACCGCTTGAAGATTACAGATACTGGGTCGCGCGCAATCACATGGACGAAGAATCGCTTGTCAACGCACAAGAAGAAGAGATTCAGACGCTATTGCAATTATCAAGCCAGAGCTACCCGGAGTACATCCGGGCCGTGCAAGAGGCAAATGAAGAACTGCCCAAGCATGCCGAGGCGATAGGGCAAGCCAGTGAGGCCGCGTGGAAGTACACGCAAATCGTCGATGAGATGGGCGATAGCACGGCGGCGCTGGTCGAATGGCTTGAGTGGAAGGTAGAGAATCTTAGCGGTGTCGAGAAGGCGTTCGCCAAGGCTCAGCTTGCGGCGGCGAGTCTCAAGCTCGAAGAAGAAGAGCTTATCGCGTTGCAAGAGCGATCTGCCCTGGGCGAAGAGGCAGTGCAGCTTGCGCGCGGGGGCCTGGGCGACGTGGATATGGACCCCGAGGTGCTAGCGGCGAAGCAGAACGCTCTTGCCGTTGCGCTGGGCGAGACGTCGTGGGAGCAGGTCCAGGCGCGCGACACGATGGAGATGCTGAGCGAGGCCTATGCGCGCGGGATTATCACCGAGCAGGAGCTGGTCGAATACACAGAACAAGCCAAGGAAGGCATCATTGAGCTGAGCAACGCCGAGCGTGAGAGCATCGAGTCAACGCTTGAGACTATCCGCGTGATGAAGGACAAGGGCGCGGCCTATGAGGAATTGACGGCGGCGCAAGAGCAAGAGGCCGACATTCAACGTCAGATGGGCGCCGAGGTCGAGCAGATCGAGCGCGATACACAAGACAACATCACACAGATCCGCCAAGACGCCCTCGCGCGGCGCAACCAGCTTAGCAGCGATTATCAATCCCAGCGCGCCAAGAACGAACGCGCCCACCGCATGCGAATGGAGGACATCGAGCGCGCACATCGCCAACGCCTGCGCGACATCCAGCGCGACTATGACATCACGGTGCGCAAGGCAGCGATTGAGCGCAATGCCCTCGCCATTATAGAGGCGCGTGAAGCACGCGACGAAGCCGTGATGGACGAGGAGCAGAACTACAGCGAGCAGGTGCGCACCGAAAGCCGCAATTACGCCGAGCAACAACGCGCGGCAGAAGAGGCGTACCAGCAACGGCTGGCGGCGCTGAATCAAAGCTTGCAAGAAGAGGTACGGCGCGAGCAAGAGGCAGCTAACAATCAAATCGAGATCAAGCGCCAGCAATACAACCAAGAGCTTGCCGACTTGCAAGCGTACATTGCTCAGTATGAGGCGATGATTGCGCAGTTCAACGCTCGGATGTCAGCGCGACAGACGCCGGTCGGCGCGACGGGCTACCAACGCCCTGGCGGATACCAAATGCCCACCGACGCGGTGCAACACGGATTCTCTGGCGTGGTGACCGGCCCACACGCCTTCGTCGTCGAGCCGGGCGTGCGTGAGTACGTATACGCATCCGGCGCCCTTGGCGGCGCCGCCAGCCCGGCCCAGATGGCGCTCCCCGGCACCCCGACGATGGCGCCGCAAAATGTGAACGTCGGCGGGCGCGTGGATGTGAATGTGAGCGGCTTGGGAGACCAGATTGGCGGCAAGGTGGCAGACGCTGCCGCCGCGATTATCATGAATGACCTGGCATCGGTGTTCGAGAAGGCTTAAAGTGCACACTAAACCGTGTATAAAGGAGTGGAACATGGAATGCATCATCACCGCGCTGGCTCTATTGGCGGCAATCGGCTTTATGCTGTGGGTGCTTCAACTTAGCAGCCCAAGTCATTATGGTTAAAGTGTACACGGTTCCGTGTTACTTAGCCGACTTAGTTTTAGCTCTTAAAACATATATTATATATTTTAAGACAATCAATTATCTCAAATTGATTTATCAGGAGGTTAACAATGTCTGGCGCAAGCGATATTGAACTGTACCGACGCGACGTGTCCCCCGAAGGCGTCATCACCTTCACGCCCGTCGAGATTGAGGTTGAAGACGAGCCAGAGGTCTATCCGCCCATCGACATTGTTGACGAGCTGGCGACCAATAAGGGCGCCCACTGGCCGTTCCCGGTTTGGGACCGTCCGCTTACTGACATCAAGTGGATCACCGTGCATCACTCTGCTGGCTCACGCGATACGCAGAACATCGCCTGGTGGGACCGCTACCACAGAGAGTACAAGAGCTGGTCGAGAGTGGGGTATCATTTTGGAATCTCGGCCTGGGAACCGGGCGGGGTTATTGAATTGTACCAGCTTAACCAGTTGGCGACCGTATCCTGGCACGACACTAAGAATTATCAAACCGTGGGCGTGTGCATGTCGGGTGACCTGCGGGCCGGTCACGACGTGCGGCCTAACGACGCGCAATTGGATTGTTTCGGGCAACTCATGGCGTGGCTCGTGCCCCAGCTTCCGAGCCTGCAAGGCATTGTCGGGCACAAGTACTGGCAGGCGACGGCTTGCCCCGGCGACTTGCACTTGTGGGGTGACGAGCTGGTGGCGGCGGCGGCACAATACGGACAAAACATCGGGCCGCTGATGGTTGAGCAGCAGACTACGCGGTCTAACTTGTTCAAGAGCTTTGCTACATTCCGGCTGCCTACCGCGCCCACACCGCCCCGTGACGATTATGATGAGCATCTGGGGATGGGAGATCGGGGATGACAGAACACGCCTTTGAGATTGACGACGCGCCATTGTTTCCCCAGCCGACAGAGTACGAATGGGAATACGGCGATGCTTTGGTGGTGGGGCGTGATGGACTTGGCGCGCCCATCAAGCGCAAGTACGGCTCTTGCCGGCTGCGCGTGTCCGGGCGTGCGTTGAACCTGAACAACGTCAACTGGTTTGATTTTGACGATGGCAGCACCCACACCGCGACGCTAATAGAGCCAGAGATTGGGCGCGTGTGGTCGGATTATTCGAGTGTGTATTGCACCGTGACGCCGGGCGGCGCTGAGACTGGCGGCGCGGTAAGCTCACTCGAGATGGTCATCTCGATGGTGGATTTGAGCTAATGGCAGACAAGATCACGTCTCTCTCGACGGTTACATCCCGTCCGCTTGCGCAGCGATTTAAACTTTACGCATACCAGCCGGTGTGCGTTTGGAGCGGTGAGTTGCCTTTCGCGCATGCGCAAGGGGCAGAATCATTGAGTGTGGAAACACTCACCGGGAACGGCTCAGATGTCACTGCAGGAATGACGTGTCGTGTAACGACGGCTGGCGGCGCGAGCAAGATGAAGCCAAGTAAAGTGCGCGCAAAGGACTGGACACCGCTTGTGCTCATAACGGGAACACTGGACGTTGCAGAGAATGCGATAGACTGGGATGCCGGAGACAAAGTTTATGTCTACCGCTTTTGGGAATTAGGACCGCGCGTGCCGGTTATCGACCAGGACACCGGCGCAATCAGCAAAGACGGTGATACTACATGGTCAAGCGACAATGCTGCTCAGCCGCCCGTCGCCAACGCAGGCCCGGCGGTTGTGGCTACGCTATCTGGCGGACAAGCTGATGTCGTGTTTAGTGACGAAGGTTCGTTCGTGGTGCCGTCAGGCGGCGCCGTCACGTCCTACGAGTGGGACGCGCTGGGCGGATCGCCGGCCGTGCAGGCCGGGGCCGAGAACACCAGCACCGTCACTTATCGTTACACGTCGGCGGGATACTATTACGTCTCTCTGACCGTGACAGACGCGAACGGCGAGACGGACGTAAAATACGTGCCGGTCATCATTGACGACGGGACGCTTGATCTGGGCTACGTGACGCTTGGTAGGCGCGACGGGGACAAGAGCGGCTGGCGATTATCATTCAATCTTGAGACGTTGACCGACGACGTGATCAACACCATCGACGACTATCTTTACGACGGCGCGTTGATCATCCTTGTCTCTCAAGACGACGACCAGCAAGCGGACGAGGCATTCGTTGACAATCGGGCCGAGACGCGTTACGTCGGCTGGTGTGCGAGCGACCAACTTCGCCGCGACGCGCTGAACAGAACGGTGTCATTTGACGTTGTTTCGTCCAACGAATTGATCTCCAACATCCCGGCTTATCCAATTGGCATCCGTGACGAGGCGGCGCCGTCCGATTGGTACGGCCTGACCGACTTGTCAATTGATAGCGTGGTCGTCCACATTCTGCGCTGGCATTCAACGGTGCTCCAGGTGTGTGACTATATCCCTATCGGTGACTGGACCGACCGGGCCAGGCCGGGGGAGAACTGCAAGGCTGACTCTCTGCTCGATCAAATAGATGACGTTTTGCGCGCTTGTTTTGCTAATCTGCGATGCGACCGGCAAGGTATTCTTCGGGCCACACGTGACTATTGGCATCTTAGCGACACGGAGAAGGCAGCGCGCGATACGCTGTTTACCCTCGCCAAATCGCATATCATCAGCGTCAGCTTTACCGACCCACACCAAGCGTCGGTGCGCGAGGTGAGACTGGGCGGCACAGAGGGTACTAACGCTTACTTGTCCGGTGCGCCCCCCAGTCCATTGGATGGAGGTCGGCCTGGAGAGGTAATGAATCTGGCGCCTAAGACCCAGTCCGAGCTAAACCGGTGGGCGGGGCAGGATTTGGCAATCAAAAACTGGCAAAAGCCCATTCGCGTCGAGATGGCGGGTGAGTTTGACGTGGCCGACCCGGCATTGTGCGAGATATTGGACGGCGATTTGAGCGATTTTGACGCGCGACTGCCAGACGGTCCATACACGATTGAGTCCATTTCATTTAGAGACGAGCCGGGCGTCACAATGTCAACCTGGACGCTCCTTGCAGACCCAGGTGAGTACGGCGGCGAGACAAAAGACATCCCCGATGCCCCTGACCGCCCTGACCCGCCCGACCTCGAGGACCCGGAGATTGACCCCCGTCCGGCAATTGGGACAGGCGAGGTGGTGGGGGTTGGGGGTATCGGCGGTTTCTTTTGGACCGACGATGCGCTGACGGGCAGCCCGCCAACTTGGGCGGCATTCAACACCGGACTGACGTCCGTCGCCTACATCTCGGCGCTGGACCAACCAAGCCTTAATCCGCGGTGGGCGTGCTGCCTGGCGCACACGAGCGTCACGGCGCCAGACGACGGTATTGTGTACGTCACAACCAACTGGCGCGGCACCACGTCGTGGTCGAGCAAGTTAACCCCCGCTGCCGCTACGACGCTGGTCGAGACGGCAATAGGTGACACGATAACCGCCGACTCCTTAGCTATCGTTGACGTGGTGGCGATCTCTGTAGATTATTCAACCACGTACCTGCTGGCAGTGATTCAATACGAATACGGCGCGGCACCGGACGAGCAGACACGCGTACTTCGCTCAACCGACTGGGGTGACAATTGGACGTGCGGTGGCGAGATTGCCGGGCACAAGGTCGGCGCCACAGAGTACACGGGATGGGTGTACTATAACAAGGATACTGAGGGGTCCGGAGCAGCGATCACCGATGCCGGCGACGGCGAACTGGTCTATGACGGTTCTCGTCTGCTGCTGTGCGCAAAATCACCAACCGCGTCAGAGTTTAGCGGTGTGCAAATCTCTACCGATTGGGGTGCCACCTGGGAAGGGTTCGACGACTACCCAGAAGGCGATGGCGGTGTTGGTAACTCGGCAGAGGGTGTTACCGCGGCTGACGTAGACTCGACCGGCAAGCTCTGGCTTGCGCGCTGGAAAGACGCCACAAGTGGCAATCACGTCATCGCTTCGTGTTCCAACATTGGCGCCGGGACGCCGGTGATCAGCACTGTCAAGACGTTGACCGACGAAGACAGCTATGCCGATGTGCGGGACATGCTGGCGATCAATGCCAACGACGCGTGGTATGCGCTGCAAGTTGTCACGCCAAACGACCGCACGGGCGATACTTACGTACAAAAGAACGGCAGCACAGTTGACACTTTGCCCAACCCGTACCGCACGCTACACTGCTTTTTGGTCGATGGCGACGTGGTGTATGCGCTTCGCTCGTTTTTCAACGACGAGGACGCCAATGTCTCTTACCCGTCGGTGTTTTATGCCACCACCGACGGCGCGACGTTCTCGGACAAGTCGGGCAATTTGCGGGCGTTGGGATGCGATGGGGGATGTGGTATCATCTCGGATTGGACGAATGACTGATGGCTAACCTCAACGATGCACGCTCGCGCCTTCAAGCCGCTGTGTCGGCCTGGAGCAACAAAAAAGAAGATGCGCCGTCGGTCTATCTGGCGCGCTATATCGAGCTTGCAGATGAGGACAAGCAAGAGCATCTGGTCGCGATTCTCAATCCCGACGGCACAGAGGGATCACGCATCCGGGTGTACGGCGATGTAAAGCCATGGCCTGATGCGCTGGTGCGCGTGACACGCGACCGCAAGCGGTGGGGGGACGCAAGCTGGGTCATCGTCGGCGTGGAGCGTGAGAGTTATATCATCGACGGGGTGACACCGCCAGATTTAATGCATCTGCACGGTGAAGAGCACGGATGGGACGGCACGGATCGCACCAACAATCTGCATATGCTGCAAATCTTCCCCTTGCGCGTGCAGCCGCAAGCGACGGGCGTCAAATACGACGTGCTGCCCGGCGCCTATCCGGTCGGTGCCACCTATGCCGAGATCAAGACGGTGACCGAGGTCGATCTGTCTAGCTACGTGCCTGCAAATGGCGCCAAGTGGGTGCTACTGACATTGACCGAGAGCGCGACGGTCAACGTCACAGAGGGCGATGCCGAGGCGGCGATCACGATAGAGGATGTGCCGCGGGTGCCGGAGGGTGAGTTTGCGCTGGCGGCGATTTGGCTTGAGGCCGGCGACACGTCGGCCAGCACCAGCCGTGTGAGGATGGATTTGCGCTTCCTCAACAGCGTGCAAGGATTGTCGGTGGACGTTGAAGAGAAGCTGGCGAGCGGACAACTTCCCTCGGCGTCCAACACGCTGTACACGGCGCCGGCTGGCGAGAACGTGCGCGTGACGAGGATTGTCATCCACAACACCAACTCGTCAAGCGAAGACATCCAGATTAAGATGGATGGTCAGGTCGTCGTTGATTTTTCGCTGGAGGCGGGCGGCACCTACATCGACGCCACGCCACGCACGCTTGACGCGCTGGATTTGATCGAGGGCCACACCGACACCGCGTCAAAGGTGGATTATTCCATCAGCGGGATCGTTGACGTGGCGACCGAGCAGTTGTACGGCGCGCAGGTGCCGGCAGCCGCGACGACGGCTTACACGGTTGCGGCTGGACAAAAATTGCGCGTCGAGTCGATCACGCTCCACAACTCAAAATCGACTGCGCTGGACATTTCGGTCAAGCTAGACAGCCGCGTCATTGTGGACATTGAGCTTGGCGGCGGGCACACGCACATCATTGACGGCGCGGGGGCGCTGGATGCGTCTGAGACGATAGTGGTAGAGGCGGAAGAGGCCAGTAAAATTTACGCCTACATCACGGGGGAGGCAATCAACAACTAATGCCAACGCTAGATAGCTCAGGTCGCCTTGTAGTGCGAGACAGCACTAAAGATTATCCGGAAGGTCAAATTCACGCCACTATCGGCAACGGACAGTCGGAGCCGACGACGGGCGTAAAGGGGTACGAAAGATTATCATTCAAATGCCGTGTAACCGGCTGGTCGGTGGCGGCGGATCAGTCCGGAAGTTGCGTCGTTGACATCTGGAAAGACACGCACGCCAACTTTCCGCCCACCAACGCCGACAGCATGGTGGATACCGGCACCGAGCCTTATCTATCGAGCGAGCAGGTGCGCGAAGATAGCGCGCCGGACTGGTCGCAATTGACAATCAACGAAGGCGACTGGTTGGTATTCAACCTAGATAGCGTCACGACGTGCACGCAGATCGAAGTCATCATTTTTGTGGAGAGAATAGACTGATGAGTGATACGGGATGGAAATCGTCTACGGCAGAGGCGACGACGGCAGGCGCCGACGGCGTGACCTGGAGCAATACCAGCAACATCCGCTCCCAGGACGCCACGCCGGCATCTACCGTCGGTGGCGCTGGCGGATTTGACTCTGGTGAAGAGTCGGACATTTTAAAAGCCTACGATTTCAACTTCTCTATCCCGACCGGCTCTGAGATCACCGGCGTGCAAGTCAAGATGGTGCGCCAAAAGCGATACGACGCCGATGGTGGTGTTGACCGCTCGCTGCGCACCAAGGTGATGAAGCTCGTCTATGGTGGCAGCCTTGTTGGCAGTGATAACTCTGGCGATACGGCGGACTGGCAAGCCGCATCGGGTGTCAGTACCGACAATTACGAGACGGTGACGCTGCCTAGCGGCGACGAGTCGAATCTGTGGGGCTTGTCCGGCACGATCAACGAGGCGTATGTGGAGCATTCTTCCTTTGGCGTGGCGATTCAGGTTGAGGCGTTTGCCACGGCTACCAACACGCGCGCCGACATTGACTTGATGCAGATGAAAGTGTTTTACACCGAACCCGTCTCAGAGTTTAGGTGCAGGGTGATAACATGAGGTTTCCGGCGGTTACGATCAACACAAGCGGCAGCGTACTCTCGAAAGTCATTGTCGAGAGTATTGGCGGCAATTTGCAGGACTTTGAGAACGTTGTCGTCGTCGCCAAATCCAACGCGGATTACGACACCGTCACGGAAGGCGAGGCCGCGTGCTCTACCAGCGACCTATTGGCGATTATGCCAGGCGTGTACAATGAAAATGTGACGCTTGACGAGCAATTTGTCACGATGCTGGGCTTTGGCGGCGCTAAAGATAGCGGCATCGTGCAACTGGGCGGCGAGGACGATACCGGGCCGATTCTCGATCTAGACAACGATGTTAACGTTGTGTGGATGCACATCACGCGCACGTTGTCCGGTGGCGCTGGGGATTTTATCGGTATCGACGCAAGCGGAGCATTCCACACGCACTTGCAGCAATGCTACATCAACATGGACGGTGCCGCTACCGGGCGCGATGTGACCGGCGTAAAAATGAGAGGCGATGGGACTATCGAGAGCACGATTGTCCAATGTCGCATTTTTATGAGCAACGAGTCCAGTGGAGAGGCGGTAGACCTTTGCGGTGGCGGGGTAGATATTGAGGGCTGCGAGATTGAAGGCGATGTGGTGTGCTCAGCGGCGACCACAACACGCATCCGTTCCACGCGCATCGACGGCGACTTGACCGGTGTGGCGGGGGCCGATCTTTATCTGCAAGACGTACACGTCACCGGCACGATCAGCGGCTGGGACAATGTGTATATCGAAGGCGCCGACAGTGACCCCGGCGCTAACGCGCGCGTGTTAGCGACGGACTCGGACGGCTTGCTGACGCTGCACGAGTTCAAGGTCACGGATAGCGCAACAAACAAGCCGGAAATCGAGATTGAGAATACCAACGACGACGCCAACCCTGCGGCGCTGCTTTTTATCAAGGATAGCTCCAGCCCGGCAGACGGGGATTGGCTGGGCGCCATTGATTTTTACGGCAACGACGACGGTGATAATCAGACAAGATTCGTCACCATAGGCGGTAAAAGCGCCGATGTTACCGACGGCGGCGAGGGCGGCGAGTTGATATTTAAAATATGGATGGATGATACACAACGCGAGCTGTTGCGCCTTAGTGGATACAACGGCAGCATCGACGAGGGCGAGGTGGTGATAAACGACGACGCCCAGGACGTTGACACGCGGATTGAAGCCGTCGGAGAGGCCAACGCGCTGTTCGTGCGGGGGAGCGATGGCAAGGTTGGATTTGGCACAAATAGCCCCGATGCAAGCGTGGAGGTATACAATTCGTCAAATGTTGTATTTCGAATTGACAGTGGACTAACCACTCTTAATAATGGCGTATCACGATTTGAGCTAAATTCTGATGGCTCGCAGGCGGCTGCGAATAGAAAAAATTTCGCGATGGTCAACGTGACACCAAGCGCAGCGGGCGGCGACAATCGGCTTGCTTTTCAGTCCCGCACGGACGCGGGCGGATTTTCAGACAATCTATTGTCTATTCTGTATTCTGGTCGCGTCGGCATAGGCACCATATCGCCATCCGGCCAGGTTTCCATTGACCAATCGGATTCGTCCGGCGCCATTCCGGTGCTAGAATTGGATCAGGCCGACGACTCTGAGGAGTTTATCAATTTCATCAGCAGCGTAGGCGACGGCGACCCGGTTGATACCGTCAACGCTGTAGGGTCGGCCTATGCCCGGCTTCGTGTGGCCGTCAACGGCACATTTAAATACATTCAGTTGTATAATGCGTAGGACTGGATTATGAATGCAAGAATTTACAGAGACGAGACGCAGTGGGTGCTATGGCTGCGCGACATAGACGAGAAATTGTATTTCGATAGCGAAACGGAGGCTATGGAGAAAATGGCAGAAATGACCAAAGAAGGACAGTTCATCGAGGACGTGCGGCAGTTTGCGCGGGATTACCGGCTCATGATGGAACGGGCGCACTCGCTGACCGAGCGCTGGGAGACGCTGTTTCAGTCTCTCATTGATGAGGCCAGCTTTGACCCCGAGCATCTAGGGATTGTCCCGACCAACGAATCACGGCTGACGTCGTTTACGAGCGTGATTTCCAATCTCGGCACGCTGTACACGACGTTCGACGGCGGCACGGACACCAATCTCGAAAAGGTGGCGTAATGGACGTAATTGAATTGTCGCAAGTTGTCAAGATCAACGGTAAGCCGGCCACGCGAAACGGAAAGGCGCTCACGGTTGGCGACGTGCTGGCCCAGGCGCTACGCGGTCACACGCGACAATTGCCGGCCTACCAGGCGTTCGTGACACTCGCCAAGGCGGATCTGTTGGCGCGGATTGAGGCCGGCGAGCTTGAGCTATCGCAGGCCGAGCGCGTGCTGCTTATGGAGGTCGTGGGTGATGTAGTGGTCGAGCCGGAGATACTGCCGCAAATTTACGAGGTGATGGGATGAGAATTGCGGCGTGGATCAATCCGAGTGCGTATACCGACCGGCAGGAGCGACTGATTGAGCATTTTGAGCGTGCATCGTATACCGACGCTTACCTTTTGCAGCCGGAGGTGTACGGCGGCACGGCAGAGGCATTTGGCGCTACTATCGACGCGCTGACCGGTATTGGCGTGCGCTGTCACTTGTGGGTGTGGTGTCTGGAGTTCGCGCGGCCTTGGGCGGTGGGCGATCAGGGCGAGACGCAATTGCATAGGTTCGTTGCGTCATCGCTGGCGCCGATAGAGCGCTTTCCCGCGCTGAGTGGCAATGTCCACCTCGATGGCATTCGAGTGGACAAATACGACGTGTCCGGCAACGACCATCGCCCACGCATCGACGATAGAATTACAGCCGGTATCACGCGCATCGTCGAGGCGTTTCGTGCATCGGCGACTGGCGAGTTGTCGGCGGCTATCCGAACGGCGACGTATGATGGCGGATTGAGTGGCGGGCCGTACACCGACTGGCCCCGCGGCACGCCATTCTTTCGCGAGGTCCAGCAGGATGCGCTAAATTGGGGCGTGGATTTTCTCGTCCCGATGAATTATCAATCCAGCATCAATGACTGGACATTCGAGCTAGACTGGTGGCGCACCCATCACGACATTTCGCGCGTAATAATGGGCGTCGGATGGTGCCCTGATCGAGGAAGCTACCGTATCGACATCGACGGAGTGGAGCGGAGGCTGGACGCTGCTGATGGGTTTGGATTTGCCGGCGCGTCAATATTCCAGGCGATTCAGCCCGGCTACGATGACGCGCGTGAAGTGCGACTAGAAGAGCTGTTGCAACAATATGGAAAGGTGGATTTAATGGCATTGATTGACGAGATGAGAGCGGACGAGGCGGAGCTGCGGGAAAAGGCCGCCGAGCTTACGGCGCTGGCCGACCGGATAGCAGCGCGTATTGTGGCGCTGCAAGAGCTTGACGCGCAGGTTGATGAGCTGGCCGATGTGATAGATGAGGGATAAAAAAGAGGCTGCCCCATCGGGGGTGCGGTGGCCCGATGGGGCAAGCGATTGGTGCCTCTCAAGGAGGAGATGCTTCTATTGTATCGCAGGCGCGCGCCCGTGTCAAGTGGCGCGGTATAGCTTGCGGCGCGACGCCTTGACCGGTTCGCCTTGCACGCGCGTGATGGTGACCACGATGTCGTCACCGGTCTGGATACACACCGACGCGCCGGGCACATGCCCCTTCAAGTCCGCGACCTGTTGAAGCTCCATTGCCAGTTCGTGTCGGCGCTGATTTGCGGCGCCAAGCTCGCAACTTGCCTCATTGAATGCGTCGAGCGCTTGTGCCACGTCGGCCGCGGCTTGCTCAAGCTCAAGCGCCAGTTCAAGCGCGCGCTTGACATTTATTTGTAGCTCTTTATTGGTCATCACTACTTACCCCTTTCGTTAAACTGTTCTGCATAGTCGATAATGGGACGGTCCAAAACCGACTGATCTTCCTCGTCCTTTACCATCGCCTGGGCGTAGCGCGACACCTTGCCGTCGTACATCATCGCCACACCGCCAATGGGGCGCCAGCCGTCACGCATCGCCTTGACGACGCGACTACGCAGCATGTGGGCCGTGTAGCCCTCGACCACTTGATAATCACGTAAAGTCACGTTCTGCCCCTTCCTCGCCCAGGCCGTAATAGCGCCGCCTGACACGACTCGCCTCCTTGTACCCGTTGGCGCGGCCCAGGACAAGCCCGACGCCAAGGCCGCCGGTGAAGCATAGCGCCACACCTAACACCATCCATACTACTTGCATCATTTTACCTCCTATTCATCTAAAATCAATTTGACATAATTGATTCTCTTAAAATATATAATATATGTTTTAAGAGCTAAAACTAAGTCGGCTAAGTAACACGGAACCGTGTAAATCGTGGGCGGTGACGGGGGCACGACCACCGCCCACTACCTCAAGCCAACCAGGTCAGCTATCTGACCCCTCAGATGTAGCGTGCCCGGTCTAGTTTTAAGTGCTTTGATGAGTACCCCCTTTCTTGTCGTGCCTATACGCCCCCTATTCCATAGCGGATTATTCGTCCGCTGGGAGTTCACCTAAGAATATCGGTTTGCCGTCGTCGCCAAACTTGGCCGGGACGGTGTTTCTAAATTTGCACCATTGCCACGCCTGCGCGCGGGCTACGCCGACGTGGGGTGTGTTGAACACCTCGCCGGTGCCGGTGGTGCCCCACTCGTTATCGCCCATAATCCATGCACCGTAAAGTGTTAAATCGGCCATTCTTGTTTATCTCCTTTCAATCTTTCCATATGGTTTATCAATACGTCCTCCGGCTCCGTTGCGCCGAAGGCCTGGTCAATCAGCATCTGAATCAATGGTCGGTGGTCGCCATTCACCACCTCATCAACCGACTCTGGCGCAATCATCAAGTGTGCAGCTTGCCGAATATCGATAGCGTACCAACCCCGCGATTTGCTAAACACCTTGTAATAAAAGCGGTTCGATGTTGCATAGACAATGACGCCGGAATGGATAAAGGCCACACGCTCGCTTGGCTCCGCTTCGTCTGGCAACTGGTCGTCGTAAAAGTCGTCCCAGGTTACGTGATATGGCATGGCTACCCTCCCGGCCCATACAGCCAATCTTTAAGCTCTTTGTCCGCTTCCTCTATCTCGTGATAAAGGTGCTCGTTGATCATTTGAAGATGGCGACTGTGGTCCATGCACGCTCTTTGTCGCCTTTTGTTCCACGACCGTAGTCGCTCGACGATCAGCCGCGCCGTCGTATTGGCGTCGCGCGTGTGAATTCGGCGCACGACATCCGGCTCAATACCTCGCCGGTTAAATGGGTCCCCGGCAAAAAATACAAGTGCCTCGTCCGATCCGTCAATGATGTCTTGCACCACTTCCGTCGTTAGAGACTCAACATTTTCACTCAGTAGATTTATAAGCCTCACATCCTCTTCCACGTCTTTGTTCCCTCCTTGCGCCGGTAAAAGCGCATCAAATTGCGATGGTACTTCTCTTACGCCACGCCCACGATGGCCTTGGCGCGTTCCTCGTCGCATTGCATCACCACGCCCGCGCCGTCTACTTGACTGCCCGGCTCGACGTTGACGGTGACCCGGTCTTGTATCACGTTTGCCAGTAGCATCGTCAGCACCGTGTCTTCTCGATGCGCCGTCCAGCCTGCCAGGTTGAATGAGTATTCGTTCATTGAAGCGGGACTAATCCATCAGCAGAGAACAATAACGACAGGTCGGTACCGGGTGGAATAAAAATGAGCTTGTCTTTACCGCCGATCACGCCCTGCATCAAGCGTAGCTTCTCCAGCTCAAAGTATTCAGGCGATTGCTCATACGTCTTTGCTAGTTCAGAATTGACCTCGTTCTGACGACGTGCCTTCTCCAACTCGATTTGGGTTTGAGCTTCCTCTTGTTTGAGCTGTTCCTCAAGCTGTTTAGTCATCTCCCGCGCTACCTCTGTAGATGCTTGCGCATTGGCCTTTTCCTCCAAGAGATTAAGATACTGTTCACTCGGGGCAATGTTACCGATGGTGACATTGAGCAAACTGATGCCGATCTCCTCAAGCTCCGGCTCTAAGGCGTCGAATAGCGCTTGGGTCACGATAGCCCGACCAGGGGCGTCTGGCGTAATCCCGAGCATCTCGTCCAGGCTGTAACGGGTAGTAAGGTCCTTAGCTGCGCCAGGGACACGTTTAAGCACCTGTGCAGCCAGCGCTTTATCGTCTCGCGCCTCTGTATTGTACTGGGTCCACATCTGTTTAATAGACTTGTGGTCACGGTTTCGTGCGTAGGTCACCGAGATAGTAAGGCCGATGGGCTGTTTATCTCTAGTCACCAGGTCCGGGTCCTTCCAGTCAGTGGTCTTCGCAGACGTATCCACGGTAGCGAGAGACGTATACCAACCCACGTCGGTGTAGCGCCCAGGCTCCAGGACATCCTCGACCTTACCGCTTGTAATCTTCAGACCGACCTCGGAGCTATCCACGGTACCCGGTAAGTAACATCCGCTAATCAGTAGCGACAGAACAACCAATGCGAGAACAAAACGAAACTTGTACATATCACTTTCCTTTCTTGAAAAAATCTGGAATACTTGTCCATCCCTTGATGAACAAGATTGTTGCGGCGATCACCAACAAAGCAATCGCCACGTAATCATCTGCGCCACTACCCAATGGTAGTAAAAAATAAATCACAGACCTACTCAGTGGATGTAGCAACAGAAGGGCCATAAAAACTAATCCAGTTGCCATTCTTACAGCTCTCGTCATATTACTCACTCCGCTTGCCCCGGCGGCGGGGCACGTACCGCCGGGGGCATTCCCTCATTGCCAATTTAGCGGAGCATCCTCCTTTCTGTGTGAGATCACGCCCCATGCTTCATCTCGTCGCGTAACCACGCTCGACGAGTAGATGCTCAACAAACAAATCCACCAACACGTCGTCGCTACACCCGCCGTGCAAGCGACGTTTGATCTCGGCAAATCGGTCGAACGTGTCTTGCTCCACGTACTCGATGCGCTGGGCACCGACTTGGGCCAGCTGTGTCACGGTGCCGTCGTCACCATCGACAGCGTAGAATAGCTTGCTGTTGTGTGTGAAGGTCGGCTCAACATCGTCAATCGCCGGGCCGACGTACAGCTCTATCATCTCGTCTAAAAAATCGCCTTCGATCCCTTTCTTGACCAGCTTGACGCGTAGGTCGCGCGCAACCTCGGTACCGTCGATGATAAAGACGGGCCGGGAGAAGAGCGACCAGGCGCGCCCGAACACGTGCCGAATCGGCGATGCGTGGACATAGTGCGCGCCAGCTCGCCCCGCGGCGTCTACGTCGCTTTTACGGTCCCCGACGAACAGCGTTCGCTTGGATGGGACGCCAGTCTCTTGCATGATGGTCAAGAGCATGCCGGGGTTGGGCTTGCGGTTGTAACAAGCCTTGTTCCAGGGGCTGACGTTGCCCTTGGGGTGATGGGGGCACCAGAAGAAGCGCTCTTTGGGAAGATCAAGCAGCATCGCGCATCTAGACATAATCGCGTCGCACGTGTCGATGTCAAGGTAGCCGTATGCGACCCCGCCTTGGTTGGACGCGATGTAAACGCTGGCGCTGCTATTTTCAAGCCAGCGCACCACGTCCCGCGCACCGTCAACCAACACCACCTCGCCGGGCATGTTGGGTGGGCCGCCCCGCTCGACTGTGAGCGTGCCTGACAAGTCGAAGATGGCGAGTGAGTTGGATAGTGGGTTAGTCATCGTTCGCGCTCCTTATCGCGTCTCTGTATCGCTCAAGGTCGCTGGTCATGCCCTTGTTGGCGACCAGGGCCTTGGTAAAATCGAATGACCATGTGTACATGTCCTTGCCGCGCAAGTCGGCGCAATACAACAGCAACTCGACGTCTGCGCGCGTATTGATAAACCTTCCGACGTCCCAAGTCTCGCACATATCAATCACGCCGTCAACAACGGTATCTGTCCATTTTAGCTCAAATATGGATATCTCGTCCATCACTACAAACCACCTATGCTGTTGGCTTTGTTGACGGCGAAAAGATAACGTTCGCTTTCCGTCATCCCTATTGCGGGGGGCCAGTTCGCCATAAATCGCTCCATCCACACCATCACGCTATCCAGACCATCGAGTCCGGGCACGAGTGTTGAGTCGTTGAGTAGCTTGCGAGCGCTGTCGGTGGTGTCAATGCAGTCACGTAAGCCAGGCAACTCGTGGCACTTGTCCAGGACTCGCTGGACAATCTCGCCGTCCCATCGGAACGGTTTTCCTGGCGGCTCTGAGGCATTGCCATCCCCCCATCGCACCTTGAACAAGCTCGCCTTGCGCGTCATCATATCGGATAGCAACCGGTCGTAGGTGCCGCCGGGGAGCGTGTTGTACAGGAATCGCTCTAACTTCTCGGCTTCACCTTCGTAGAATGACAGTAGCACTCCTGTATCGGCTGTGCCGTCCAGCCCTCGCTCATCAATGACGAGCGTCCCACCCTCTGAATCTGTCGCCTTGTTGATCTTTAGCTTGTGCATCATACCTCCTTGCCTGTCATTTTTTGGTTGGCTTTGTTGACGGCGGCGTAACATCTCTCTTGCATTGTTTCGCCGTCATCTTCTGACCAATTTTTAAAGAATAGAAGAACGAACTGTCGGACATTGTCAATGCTTGCAAACGCGGAATGGATCACAGATTCGTCGAGTAGGTGTATGGCGTCATCGGCGTTCTTGACAGCCGAGTAAACTTCTTTATCTTTCCCCCACTCACTCTCGCGTTGAATCTCAAATAGCCCCACTACCTCTGCGATTACTTTTCTCTCCCACTTGCCCGCGCCGTTGCCGTGTAAGCCATACGAGAATGCGTAATGGCTCGCTTTGCGTTGCTGCATTCGCGCAAGCAATCGGTCATAAGTGCCGCCTGGAAGCGCATCGTAAAGCATCTTCTCTAGCAGCTTTGATGTTCGGTCAAAGTCATTTGACAAAGAGCCATCGAACATGGACGGGCTTTCCGGGCAGTAGGTTGCCTCGCTCAGAAAGTACAGAACTGTAGGGTGCGCTCCTATTGCGCGTTCGAGAAAGCATACCATCACGTCTTCTGGTTTTAGTCCGTATTTGTCCAAAAGCGGATCGTCACTCATCATACCTCCTTTATCTGTGTGTGATCTGGGAACTCTTCGTACAATATGTGAACGGCGAAGAATGGCCTGTCGTCCACTTCGGTGACGTTAAAGTCCATCTTGCGCACGACGCCTGACGTGCCAGCAAGGAACGCGCGCTCCTGTTCGTCCAGCTCGTTCTTGTCGTAGGACGCGAAAGTCTTGGGGGTTAGGTTCATAGCAAATCCAACGGATCGCACGCCACGATCTCACGTCGCGTGCAAATCAACGTCCTCAATCGGCTATCTGGCGCGGAAAGCCTTGGGACCACGAACCAATAGCCCGTGTTTCCGGCGGGCAGCGCGCGCCAGCTGTCGCCAAGGTCGAACGGCGCCTCGTCCGACCCGTCCAGTATCCCGCGCCGCCGGATGTCGGGCGCGTCGCCGAACATCACCGGCGGCTTGGCGAACGGGTCGTGGTAGTATACCGGGTCCAGCCCGGCCTCGCGAGCCAGGCGCACGGCCTCAAAGTGCGCGATGTCGTGTGGGTCGTGAGTTCGATTTATCATTCCAGCACCCTCGTCGCCTTGCGCGGGTTCGGCTCATCCGGGTCCGGGACTGCCACCGCCGCCCCTCGTCGCACTCTGTGGGAGGCGGCGCTTAACGTGATACCCTCGCGCTCGGCGTACTCGGTCAGCGACAATGTTGGCAAGTCGCGCACAATACCGCGCGCGACAATCTGGCCGATGGGGCTGGCCCAAAAGCCGGGCACGGTGTTAGCGTGACGGATGGCGGAGGTAAGTTCGTGTTCATCGGTGACGATGCGCAGCGTGTGCGTGTCTATGAGACGGGCGTATGATTTGCCGTTCAATACTATCCCGCGTTCGATCTGGTTGATCAAGAATGCGTCTTGGTCAATCTGGCGCCGAATGTAGCGCAGTTGTTCTTTTACGTCTGTCTTTTGGTCGATTATGGCTTGGTGCATAGCTCCCTCATCTCTTTTATGAATTCGTCCACTTCTGCTAAATGCTTAAACGAGCTGATGACAAATGCGTCATAGTCATTCATCAGCGCCCGCACCGCCGGCACGATCTCGCCGTAGGTGCTGACGTTGAGCAAGTCCAGCAGCTGGTCTAGGATTGGGCGGTTATCGGTCATCACTCTGCCTCTCCTGCGTTGCAATCTGCATACGTGTCGGGCATGCTTGAATCTTGAATGACTTGTGAGATGACGACACCAAAGCCTTGCTGGGCGATGTTGTTGTAGTCAATCCACGCATCATCGACGTTGCTCCATTCATGCACGTATGTTCCATCTTTGCCATACATCACTACCAAGTATTTGTCGGTCACTTCATCCTCCTTATTATCAAACTGCTTATGTCGCTCTTGGGCGGTGCATCCCCCCAGTCGTACAACTCGACGGGGAGCTTGAACCGCAATCGGTTAAAAAGTCTAATCCCGTTCGCAATCGGCCCGCGTGGCGCGTTGGGGTGTTTGAGCCACCACTCCCGCGCGAGCCTATCACGCGTGTCCCCAACCGCTTGACCGGCGAGGTCGTTGTCAAACCACACGATGACCTTGGCGGGGGAGCTAGCGGCGATGCGCCTGGTCCAATCGTCGTTCCATAGCCCGGCCCCGCCGCCCGATGCCACGTAGGTGTACTCGGGCTCAAATTTGTAGGCGAGGCGTGCGTCAATTGGGCTTTCGGCGATGACGACGACGCGACCTGGTTCAAGCGGCCCGCAGATCATGAGCGTCTTTTGTACCTTGCCGCCGCCGCACGTCAGCCACTTGCCACGGCAATCACAGTCTATCCGGCGCCCCCGGAACGCCACGATGCGTCCGCCACGTGCTCGGACGGGATAGGTGAGGCGAAGGTGGCGACAAGCGGTGTTGGGCAGCACGCCTACCCCGTGCTCCCAGCGGTCCAAGTCCGCCACGTCAAAGGGTCGGTACTCTTGCCAAAGCCGCACCCGATCGGGGTGATTGAGTTGCTGGCGCAGGATGATCTCCGCTTGCCCCGGCTGCTTCCAGGCGTAGTAGGTTGGCTTGGGCGGCGCCTTCTTCTGCCGCCTTGCGCGTCTGATTGGCGCCGAGCCATTGGAACGGTAGCCGATGGATAGGTCTAGGAACTCCTTGGTCAGCAAGCCGCACTTGAAGCACCCGGCCCGGACGTAGCCGTCCTTTAGCCAGTACGAACAAGCGCGGTCCTTGGCCTCGACGTCGCAACCGGGGAACGGGCAATCCACGTGTGTGTATCCCCGCTGGTCGGTGATGCGACCCGAGCCAAAGTGCCGGGCTAGCCGGTCAAGGAGTTCGTCAGTGGTGGTCATTTGAAATCTTTAAATTTTAGCTTCCACATTAGACGCTCTCCGCGTCGAGTGAATAAAAGAGGGTCTGTTCGCGCCACAATGCCCTCCGGTCTGTCGCCGCCGACATAGCTGCCGTCAGTAAAATAGTCCCCAAGCTCATCCTTGCAGGTCGGTAAAAATTCATCTTCGTAAATCAGCGGCACAGTCGATACGTTGATCTTTTGCGCCACATCCTCAACGTCTCTCCAATTTAGCCACCAATCGCCAACGCGAACATCAAACAGTCTAAACTGAATCTCATCACCATACACACCTCCCTTTTGAATCTTAGGGCCGTACAGCTCCCCGTAAAGAACGGCTTGTGAGCCTCGGTCGAAGGCGGCGCGCACCAAATCGTCGTCAATGATACGCTGCGCCGCTTCAAGCTCAAAGTCGGCAAATTGCGCGCGGTCGGTTCGTCCGCGATGCTCGACAGTGCCGTCTACGTTTAGGATCACGCGATGATTGCGCCCATCAATTTTCTCGGTGATCAGCCAAGATTTGACAAGCACAAACTCTGGCATTCTGAAATCTCCGGGCATGACTTTAAAGTCGTCCCCGCGATTCCACAACGTTTCAATTTTTGGGTATTTCATTTTTCATCTTCCTTTCTGTTTATCACCTTCATCGCCGCACCCAGCGCCAGCGCCACGGCGGTATCCTCACCGCCCGGCAACATGCGCCACGCGCGCGCCTCATCCTCGTCGTCACAATGCGCCCGCTCAAGCGGGCAATTGAACTCGCCCGCCACGCCCGTCAGCAACCCGAACATCCGTTCGGTCTCCGATATGTCCCCGCCGTTCTGGTACAGCACGACTTTGCCAACCTTGCCGCCGTTCTGGCGTGCCCGGCCGGCGGCGTAACCGAACAGCGTGTTCCAAAGGTCGGGCCACGTCGTGCGGTTCATCGCCAAGGTCTTGATGCACGTCACCTCGGCGCCGTCGTAGGTGACGACGGCGAGTGTGCCCCTGTGGATGGCTATTGAGATTATCATTAAAGCGACCCTTGCGCCGTCTGGATCACGTCACACTCCAGGATGGCGCCGGTTTCGCCGTCGGCGCTATCGTCTGACGTGATGTGAATCTCGATGACGTTCCCGGCGCCGGTAGTGACGCGCACGGTCCATGGGTCGGTCTGCTCGATTGTTGCTGTGGTGTCGCGGTACTTGAATTCCATCGAAGTGTCTCCTTCCTTAGATGGGGTACTCATTCCATTCGCGCCCGTCGAGCAGACGACCGGCGCGCTTCTTGCCGACGCGCCAAAAAAAGCTCTCACCGTCTAGGGTTATGACTTTCCCTCTGTCCATCAGAGCCCCTAGTCCTCCGCACGAAGTTGGGCGCAATGAATCATTGGCTTGGTTTTCGTGAATCCACTCACCCCACTGCTTGAAAAAGAACGCCACACCAGCGTCCTGACACTGGTCACGTAACGAACGCGCCCAGCTTGGGTCCATCGGGCGTGCGCCGGGTCCGCTCTCACCGCCGACGATTACCCAGTCGAGCGATGGACCGCCATTACTACCTAGATACCCATCGCCCCAGCAATGACACTCGACATCGCCAATCATTCCGCCGCGCTGGAATCCAGCGCCGAAACAAGAACGACAATTTTCATTCGGGCGAGCTTCCAATACAATCTCACCCAGCAACGGCTCGCAACTCACGAACCGCACCGCCGCCGGGCATTTGAGCAGCAGCGGTATGCGCTCGTCGGCGGCTTTCTGGTTTTCGGCGGTGACGCCCAGCCAAACATTGGGTAGCGGCCTATGCCACTTACTGAGTGATGCAGCAGGGCGATTGAACCACTCCAACATCCGAGCGGGTCGCTTCGTGAGCACCTGGAATGTGTGCTGTGTACATCGATGCATTGTATAAAATACATCGCAAATGTACTCATCCGGCACATCCTCGTGAAACAGATCCGACATCGAGCACACAAACACCCGCCGTGGCTTGCGCCAGCGCAGCGGTTCGTCCAATCGGTCGGGGTGCAGCGTCACATCGAAATGATGCGGCGCCTCTGGGTAGCCAAAGCGCCCGGCCAACCGCCGCGCCATGCGCTCTGCATAACAGTGCTGGCAACCGGCGCTGACCTTCGTGCATCCGGTAATGGGATTCCAAGTCTTGTTGGTCCATTCTATTTTAGTAGTACTCATAGACTGTCTCCTTCCTAGAATCTATCATACAACAAAAAATCAATTGTGTCAAATTGAATTACAAATATCCGTAGCGCTGAAGGCGCTGGCGGGTGAATGTGTGGTCAATGAGCTGGCTCGCTTGACCGCGGTCTAGGTCTGGCGAGTAGATGTGCAGCTTTTTCAACAGCGGGATTTGCTTGTCTGACATCGGCTTACCCCGCCACTGCTTGCGGCGCCGGGCGACGCGCTTGTCTTCCCACTTGTCGGCGTGCCGCTCTGCGATGTCCCGTGCCGTCTCCCAATCCTCTGACCGGCCCAACGGCGTCACGACGTATCGCGTGCGGCGTCCCTCTTCTTTTATCGCGCGCACTTCCAGCACCTTAAAGCTGCCGTGGTCCTGGCGCAACAGCGCCTTGTAGACGGGGTCGTAGTTGGGTTGCCATTCCCCGTTCGCCCGGACCCCGTCCGCTTTATCAAGCCGGGCGGCGACCTCGGGCGGGGTGTCGCCGTCTCCCTTGAGGATGACGGCCAGCGTGCGACTAAACGAGATCGCGCACGTCGCCAGCCCGTCGTCTTTGTACAGCGTCCAGGGCAAGTCGCGCGCGCCGTTGGTCAGATAGTCCAGCACCATCATTCGCACTTGGTCGGGGTCGGCGTCGATGCCCTCGCCTTTTGAGTTGATGCCCAGGCCGAACAGCACACCTACGTCGGCGGCCTTGCTCTCGGCCTTGCGCTGAGCCTTGGGCTTGCCTTCCAGTAGGTCGCCGGCCATACGGAAGTCGCGCTCGCCGGCGGGCACAAAGTCGAGGATCAGCGCCTTGACCTTGCCGGGGTAGAGTCGCAGGCCACGCCCGACCTTTTGCACGTAGACGAGGTCTGAGCCGGTGGGGGCCAGGAACGCGATGCACTCGGTCCAAGGGGCGTCGAACCCCTCGGCGAACACACGCACATTGACGATGCCGTCAATGTCCCCAGCACGGTAGGCCTTGACCAGCCGGTCCCGTTCCTCTTGGGGCGTGTTACCTTCAATGGCATAGAACTTGTGCCCGGCGGCGTGGAACTTTGCCGCCAGCCGGTAGGCTTGGGCCACGGTCGAGGTAAAGACGAGCGTGGGGCGTCCTGCCGCGTACTCTTCCCATTTCTCAATGACAATCTCTTCGGCGTTGGCGGCCTCAAGGATCCGGTCCACCTCTTCTTGGTCGATGAACTCTCCGTCCTCGTTCTGGCGCAGCGCGTCGAGGTCGGCTTGCTCAAGCCGGAAGCCCAGCGCCTCGAACGGGCACAGCGCGCCGATCTCAATCGCCTTGGCGATGCTCAACCGGCAAGCGACGGAGTCAAAGACTTTTTCAAGCCCCACGTCGTCAGTGCGGCGGGGCGTGGCGGTCAGACCCAGGATTTTAACGTCGGGGTTGGCGTCCTTGATCTCCTCGATGCACTGTTGCCAGGTGGGTGCCACAGCGTGGTGGCACTCGTCGAGGATGACAAAGTCAACCGGCTTGCTCAGCAGGCGCGCCATGCGCCCGTTCGACACGAGCGACTGGACGGTGCACGCCACAAAGTCGCGTTTGTACTCGTCCAGCTTGCCCATCACCACACCCGGCGTGCCCAGCACGTGTTGCCAGTGTTTGGCGACGTGCTTCACCGCTTGCTTGGTGAGGTGCCGCTGGTCGCACAAGAGCAGCGTGCGGATAGGCCGACCGTATTCCTCGACCAGCCTGGCACCCATCCCGCAGGCGGCGGCGGTCTTGCCGCAACCCGTCGCCATTGCGAAAAGCGTGCTCTGGTCGGTTGCAAAACGCACCCAGGCGGCGTCGACGGCGTCTTGTTGATAAGGGCGTAGAGTGATTGTCATGCGGTTTCTATCTCCCTCCTAGAATTCAATTTGACATAATTGATTCTCTTAAAATATAATAATAATGTTTTAGGAGAATCAACAAAGTCATATATCTATGCGAAGTCTAGCGTCTCCCAGACTGACTTGATCTCTTCCGGCGTGCCCGACCACGTCAGCGACATATTGTCGGCGCCGTCTGGTAAGTCAATGGACGCGCGCTTGACGTGCAAGAATCCTACCACCTCACCCTCATCGTTGCGCCGGTAGTGCGCCGTGACCACTCCGTCCTTGATCTCTCGTTCGACAAGCGGGATCTCTGTGTACGCCCACCACTTCGGCCCGTTGCCGACCAACAGCGCCGCCGCGTCCCATAGGTCGAGGTCAACCAGGTGCGCAACGCCAAACTCGCGCAGAAAGAACTCCACGCGCCGACTGACGTCTTGCGGATCGACTGCGTCAGCACTTGGGTACACCCACGTCACGGCTATCGTCTTGGATTGCTCGTCTCCCCGCGCGTCCAGCACGCTTTGTCCGTAGCGTTCATAGAGCAGGCGCCAGTCAGGGCGACAGTACAAGTTAATGACGACCTTCCCGGATTGGCCTTTGACGCTCACGTCGATGTAATCGCCGGCGACGATTGTGTTACCAGGTATACGCTTCCACGGTGGGGCGAATACCACTTCCAGCTTGTCCATCAGATTATCAATGTATTCCATATTACACCTCTATCCTCTCTGCCCACCGTTCGGCCCGCGCGCGCCCGATGCGCGTGAGGGACCACACATTACTTGTGCCCCGGTAGCGGTCTGCGATTGCCGGGTGCCCACGGCGCAAGCGGGCCAGGCAGTGCCCGCAAGCATGTTTGGAGAATTCGCTCACGTCGTAGCCCATCGCCCCCAGCTCGTCCACTACCTCTTGAGCCTCGGTCGCATCGCCTAGCTTGAGCAGCACGGCGGCGACGAGGTGGTCCAGCTTGGTTTTGTCGGTTGGTAGGTTCATTTCTTATCTTCTCCGTAGCGCTCGATGTACGCAAGCACTTCATCAAAATCAAATCTTGGATCAACGATCATGCGCCACTCGCCTGAATCTCGCTGGAATAAATCACCAAACTCAGATAGCTCGTTGGCGGCATCGTTCGTGGCGTACAAATAGATTATCCCCACTGGCTTATACACCCAAGACACGGCGACTTCTTTTTTAATCTTTGGTTTCATCATCTCTCCTTTACAGCTCATCCGTCGGGTCACATTGCCCGACCTGCTTTATCGCCTGTAGCGCGCCGCGCATGTCCAACTGTCCATCGCGGAACGCTTGCAAAATTACCATAATTGGCTCGTGTTCGATGACGCGCCACCCGCCCTCCGGCTCGACGTCGATGATGGTGACGCCGTTGTTGGAGTTGGAGGACTTGAAGTTCTCGAACAGCCGCGCGCACCACGCCCACGCCATTGGGCGCTCGGTCAAGCGACGGCGCGCGCCGGTGCGCGTGTCAGTTTCGTAGGCGTGCCACAAAATCGGTTTAGGCATCGTTTAGCTCCTCCATTATCGCCGCCTCTTGACCGGGCAGTAGGTAGCGCGGTAGCTTTCCCTCGTTGCGCCGCACCCAGTAGGTATAAGCCCACGGGTAGGCGCCCAAGTCGGCTTCGAGCAAGCTGATCAGCGGTGCATCAGCACCGATATTTTCAAACCAGGCGGGGCTAATATGGACATGGTAGTCTGGCTTGTATTCGTGCTGCTCAACCAACGAGACGGACACCCGTTCCTTGAACCCGCCTTTGTAGCTCACGCCGTATACCAAGTATCTACCGCTCAATCCTTTCCCCATCCTTAATACCGGCTTGGCGCGCCAGAAGAAATCCAGCGCCAGGCTAATGAACCGGTCGGTTCCGCAGCCGGACAGACATCGCGCCACCTCGCGCTCGTCTTGGCACAGCTTCTGCGCGTCGTCCAGCGGGAAGTGCGTCACGGCCTCATGGACGTAAGGGTATGTTCCATGGCGACGCGTGAGCAGGCCTAGCTTGACCAGGTCAGTCAGTGCGTTGCGAATACCGCTTTCGCACGCGCCGATCTCGTTTCTGGCGTCCAGCAGGTCTTGCGACGTGCTGGGGCCGGCCTTGCGCACGTGCCAGTAAATTGCACGCTCGGTGTCGGTGAGCGTTGTGCCCATCGCGCTCATAATCGGCGCGGAATGGGCCTCGAGTTGCTGCAAAGTGGGTCGTTTACGTTTAGGCATTTCTCCCTCCTACACTGGCGGCTTTACGCCCCAGCCCTGACACGCACGGCACGTCACGCCGTCGGTCGAGCCGGATGAGCTAAAGCCGGTGCCAAGACAGTAATCACAGCGTGGGCCAAACCGGTAGCGGGCCAGCCGGTCAGGTCCGTAGGTGTTCGGCGCCACCTCGTAGGGGATGACGACCTCGTATGACATTCCATCGAGGTGCTGACGCTCGGCGACGATCTCGGGCTTGCCGACTTTGTGGCAATCGGGGTAACATTTGGCGCGGCGAAGCTTGGCGAAGATTATCAACGCCTCGACAGCCACGCTATTCTCATCCCATTCGTTGCTGATTCTACTCATTGAGCTGCACCATTATCGTCTCTTTTGTGGCAGTGTTTACATCAACGGTACTTATGTACGCGCCACTGGGCGAATAAGTAATCGTGCGCAATACAATGCCCATTCTTTGTGTGTAAACAGTGCACCCGTCAGGCGAGCGGGAGACGCTCGCATCGCCAAACCCAAAAAGTGGAAACTGTAACATAGATTCACCCCTCCTTGCACTGATCACCCGCCGACGTCCGACGGGTACCACTCGCTTTGTCGCAGCGCGCGCCTCGAACTTGCGGCACGCGGCCTCGATGACGTCGTTGGGCGTGACGGCCACATAGGCGCGCCACAGCCAGCCCCACGATTGGGCGACGTAATAGCCCACGTCGCCCCATTCCTCACGCGCCGCCGCCTTGTCGCGGCGCAACAGCGCGCCTACGACCTCGATCAGCTCGCCACGCTTCCAGCGGCGCAATCCCGGTGCTCGCACGCCTCGCCCAATCCAGCGCGGGGCGATGACGAGCTTAGATAGCGCGTAGAGCGGGGACGCGGGGGCCTTGTCATGATTGGACGCGATGCGCCGCGCGGCCCACTCGAGCCGCACTCTATTGGTCTGGGTGTCTGATTCGAATTCAATCATGATAGTACTCCGCAATCTTTTGAGTTAACTCTTGCGCCGTCTCGCCCGTGATGCCGCCCATTGTCCACGTTGCGCGACGGGCGGTAAAAAGCCCGTCGTGATACTTGGCGATGTGCCAGTTGTTAAAGCTGGCGTAGACGTGCTCTGGCACGTGCTTGTCCAGCGTGCTTTTGACGATCTGCTTTTCTTCGCCAGTCCATGCGCCGCTAAATTCATACGGCAAGTAAACTGGACCATTTTCATCCGCGATTACCCTCGTAAACATTGTTTATCTCCTTCTTAAAAAGCCTCTTGTGCCGCTGCCGCCGGGCCGTCATATTGGAACGTCACGTCGCTCACTCTTTGCACGATGGCGCCCCAACTGAACTGACCTAGCGGCTGCTTGTCCGCTTGACTCATTCGCATAAAGTCAAGCGTTTCGTCCATCTCGTTACCCAGCGACTCGATGTCGCCGGGCCTGCTGACTATCACGTCCGCCCATACGTCGTTCACGCCGTTTTTGTCAAAGTCGAGCAACACGACCAGGCCGGCGACGAGCGAATAGGGGTGGAGCGTGTACTTGCCCTCCAAATCAACGTGGGTGTTGACGTGGAATGGCTTGCGGTCGCGCCAGGCGTGACGGTAAAACGCCTCTGCCGTTACCGCCATGACGTGCGGCATCCATACCCGGCCCGGCGCGTCGTCGCGGTCGGTGTGGAACGATAGCCCACCGTAGACGACGAACTGGGTGGATACCGGGCGTTGGTCGCCTGGCCACAAGTGACGCGGGTGGGTCGGCCCGACAAGGCGCCAGGCGTAGGTGAAGGCGATTATGCCGGATCGTTCTGGCATCGCGCCACCTGTCCGTAATCGTCCACCGGCCACCCGAGCCGCGCCTTGACGCGCTCGACAATGGACGTGGGGTCGCCTACGTCGCCCGCGATCTCGAGCGTTCGCCCGCTCGGTCCATCGTTGCACTGATAGCCCGCGTGGGGCCACTGATGCTGAATCGCCAGCGCCACCAAGCACTCAAGGTAGCGCGTCGAGCGCTCGATGTTGACGCGGCTTGCGTCTATGCCGCGCTGGTCGAGATATGCGCGGGTGTCGGCGAAGGTGAAGCCAATATACCACTTCATCTTCCCTCCTCTTGCCGCCGCAACCAACCGGCATAGCTTTCGGCGATCTGGTCGAATGTGAACCCGTCCAACTCACGCCCGTATTTGGCGCAAATCATCTCCCCATAGGCCCATACGTCATCTTCAGCCTTCCATTCAATGACGCTGGCATCCAGCTCTTGAGCACGCTCGATGTACTCTTGTCCGAAGTCGCCTTGTGGGTCAATGGCGCCGTAAAAGACACCATGGACAAAGTCGCCTTGCCACGTCTTGTGGGCGGGGAACGGGCGGGCAGCGTTCCAAATCTGCCAATCGTCCGGTACGTCATCCGGCACATTCAAATCTAGCTTGTGCCAGCCACGGATTAAATAAATCTTCTGCATCGTCTCCCTCCTAGTATCCAAATCGAACGGCCCACCGTCCGCCCAACTCACGCTCTGCGTGGTCGGCGGCGGCGCGGGCGCTGAAATATTCCTCGCGCCACATCGGGTAAGTGTCTGTGATGTGGCGGGGGACAAAACGTTGAATGGCGATTGGCGCGGCTTCAGCCCACCAGGCGTCATCCGTCGCGCTTGGCATCCGCTCGCCGGTCACGCGCTCAAAAATCGCGCGGGCGCGGGCGAATTCGCCAAGCTCAGCCGCCAGACGGATGTCGTTAGCGGCGGTGACGCGTGTGCCTTCAGTCTGCTCGATGTAGAACATTGAAGCCTCCTAATACGTGTACTCGACGGCCCACTTGCCGCCGACCTTGCGCTCTGCCAATCGAGCGGCGGCCTTGGCTCGCATCTCTTCGTCGCTGCACCGCTCGTATAGCAGGTGCCAGTCATTGACGGTGAGACCGGACCGGCAAGCGATGTAATGAGCCGCATTGTAGCGAAACCACGACTCATCCTTATCGTCCTCACCGGTCACATCGCGCCAAATCTCACGCGCCCGGTCAAAGTCTTTGGCTTTGACAGCGGCGCGAATGGACTTGGCTGCGTCTGCTAGCTCGCCCTCAACCTGCTTGATGTAATACATTGGTGTCTCCCTCCATCATTCTATCAATCTATAGATAGTATATAGCATAATCGAGAATATGTCAAGTAATTGCTGTAAATTACTCTCGATTAGCCGATTGACGATCTCGTCCATTCCGTTGGGTAGTACTCGCTCTGTGTTCATCGCACGCTCCCAAGCGCCACGCTATAGGCATCGTCAATCTCTTTGCCTATAACGTCCAGCGACCACAGATAGTCGTACCCGGCGGCCTCCATCTTTTCAGCTATCTGCCTTGGCGACAAACCGATGTTTAGATAGTGCCATATCCTCTTCATTTCATCAATGCTAGGTTGTTGTTTCATCGTCTCTAATCCTTTCTGGGGCGGCTGGTTAGGCCGCCCCGATTCAATTGCGATTAGCAAGCGTATCGCGCATCGTACCAAAATGCGCCGGTGCCGATGGGCGTGATCTTTTCCGATCCATCCTTCCACCCATAGTAAAACCGGGCGGCTGCCTGCGTTTCTCTCAGTTCTTGCTCGTCTCGGCAATACCAAGACTTGTGCTTCCAGCCCCAGTCGCCTTCGTCATGCCCCGTCTCAAATATCGCCCTGGCGCGTTCGGGGTCGATGTTGACATGCTGGACGGTCATTTTAATCTCTGTGCCGTCCTCTGCCTCAACTGTCCCGCACGCCTCGGTATAGCGCACTTCGTTCTCGCGGCGGGTGTGGTTGAACTCGCAACCCATCATCTTGGCAGCGCGCTCAATGTTGTTAAAAGCCCGGTCAAAACGCTCGAAGGTAAGTTCTCCGCTGGTATACTGCTTGCGGATCGTCGCAATCGCGGCGTCAATCTTTTCTTGCTTGGTCATCTGGTTGATTTGATCTTGCGTGCGCTTCATTTGTGTCTCCTTCAATCTCGCATCTGTTGTTTACTAACTTGATTAGATTATATAACACATTCTAGAATATGTCAAGCAATTGCTTGCTATTCACATCCAAACGCCAGAACTGGGCCGCGAAACACCAAGTCGGCCTCACCGTCAATCCAACCACACGCGCGCCACGTGACGGCGTCGGCCTCGCTTCCGACGAACCGGCAGTGTGAGTGTAACGGGTAGTAAGCCAGCGCCAGCCTCACCGCGCGCTCGGCCTGCTCAGACCCGCAACGCCAGCCATACCAGCGGTCGCGCAAGTAACGCCGCGTTCGTGATCATGGATGAGTTGGGTGGCGATAAAAACTTGTGCGTCCCAGTGCGACGCCTCCCCGCCAACGATGCACGCGATGTCGTCCAGTGGGGGCTGATTGGGCGGGACGATGGGGGATAGTAGGGCCAAGATTATCAATAGCATGGTCTTCTCCTTGTTCAATTTGACTTAATTGATTGGCTTAAAACATTATTATTATATTTTAAGACAATCAATTATCTCAAATTGATTAACACGGAACCGTGTTAACTCTCCACCGCCAGCAGCCCCAGGCGTGGTCGTCCGTTGCCGATCTGCTTGTCCTTGAGAATCCAGCGCTCGGTTTCATAGTCGGCGATGGACGAAAGCCACTTTTGAGAGCGCACCGTCTCAACTTGCACGCCCGTCCACCCGGCTAGCATCTCTGCGTCTACCCACGCGCTGCCCGCCGCCCACAGCTCGTCCAGCTTTGGCTTGATCTTTAGCCAGTGGGGCCAGTACACACCCTCGTGCGTCTCGGTGTCACGCTTGGGGAATAGATGCGACTCTGAGATGCACTGATACACACCGTCCAGCTCGACTTGGGTCGGAATGGACGTCAGCACCCACACATCCACCGGGTCGCTTTCTGGGCGCGAGTTGATGCGTGAGCGGTGAATGGACTGCACCAGCTCGGCCTGGCGGAACTGCTCAAGGAACGCGCGCAGGTCGGGGTCGTTCCAAAATCCCGATACGTAACGCCATGCCCACGAGCCGTCCTTGGTCACGTAGCGCACGGCGGCGGGCACCCAGGGGCTGACCGGGTCGCTTCCAGAGTAGCCGAAGAATGGCTTCATCCGGTCGGTGATTGCGGCGCAGGCGTCCATCACGGCAAGGATGGGTGGGCAGAACCCGCCGGCGACGATCAAGCAATCCACGTCTTTTAGCACGTTGCGCCCTCGCAGTCCGCCAAAATGCAACACGCGCCCTCCGAAACATTCAGGCGCGTGTCGTTTTAATCCTTTGAACGTGACCAGGCCCGGTCGCTCATAGTGCCCGGCGATCATCTCTGCTAACTTGAGCATCTCGGCGCCGTTCTTTTTAGGAGCGTACAGTTTCTTCCCTTCGTCGTCTACCTCGCCCGTCGCCTCCATCACGGCGGTGATGTTGTTGAGTCGCTGGACGACTTGGAAGATGCGCCCGGACGCCTTGACCGATGGGGCGACGATCTTGTGGATGGGGCGTCTAAAAATATGCTCGTATATCTCGGGGGACCCGGTGGCGTCTAGCACCACCAGCGCCTCTGGCAGATTCTCCCACACCGTCTCACGGCCCAAGATTTGCAAGCCCACGCCGGGCTTGACCTTGACGCGGGGGACCCAATTGACCCAGCCTGCCTTCCAGCACTCGTATTCGGGGGACAGCTTTTTCAATAGATCGTCCCAAAAGAAGGCCGGGACGTCGAACACATCCTTGGCCTCGTACAATGGCGGAATCTCAGGCAGCGGCAGTTGGCCCACCTCGACGGCGGCAAACACGTCGTCAAGAATCGGCCCGATCTCATCAAGTAGACGGTGCCCCCACCACGTGTCCTCCCCAAACGACTCGGGGAATTTTATCAAGTTGTATAGCCGGTCGAACAGCGCGTCTAGTGGGCCGCCGTTCCCGCGCACCTCGTCGATCTGCTTGTGCCCGATCTTGCGCTCACGGATAAACGCCTTGAGCGGCAGTTCGTCCACGACGCCCAGTGTGAACCCGTCTCTCACGCTAACGCCGTAGGCGAGGTGTTCGTGCCGCCCGTAGACGATGGGTTCCTTGCGCTTGGACTGGCGGCGGAATGGGCAATCGTGAATGTGCCCGTCGCCGGTGCAAAGTTGCAGGCACATCTCCATGCCGGGGTAGCCCTTTTTCATCCACGAAATCATCTCGTGGGCGTAACGACACGTGGCGGGCTGAAAAAGGGCT